TTTTTGCCACCCAAAACCCCCCCCCCCCCACACCCCCCCCAAAACGGGGGGGGGGGGGGGGGGGGGGGCAAACGTTAGCTTCAATTAATGATAAACCACACTTGCAGCGAGTACAGCAGTTTTCACCGCAAATATTTGCAACTTCCAAAAGTTGCAAATACACCATTTTATACTGAGACACCCATTTAAATATAAATACAAATGTATAACAATAATTTAAATAAAACAAACCTTTTAGACTTTTTTTTATAAAAATAAATTATTTATTAAAACATTTGGAATTACCAATTAAAAGATATACTTTTGTATATCTTTTAATAAAAGCATAAAATGACTGCTCAACTTTCTTTCTTATCAAACAATCCCAAAACGGAACTTCGAGACTATCAAAAAGAGTTTCAAGTAAGACTTTTTGATAGTCTAAAGGTTAACAATAGGGTGATGGCTCAATTGCCAACAGGTGCTGGGAAGACGGTATGTTTTGGAGACATTGTAAGAAGGGCAAATAATATGGGAAAGAAGACCCTTACAATGGCTCATAGGGAAGAATTAGTAACGCAACCCCAAGAACGCTTCTTAGAGCAATTTGGAATAGTTACGGGAAGAATCCAAAGCGGCTTTCGGGCTGACTTATCGCTTCCTCACCAAGTGGCAAGTGTGCTTTCATTTAATCCTAAATGCGGCTTCGTACCCGATATTATTATAGCTGACGAAGCCCACCATACGCTCTCGGAAAGCCAAAGTAAAATCATTAAGGCTTTTCCTAATGCGAAGGTAATAGGCTTTACGGCTACTCCTTGTAGACTTTCGGGGGCGGGATTTACAGACTTGTTTGAAGATATTGTAGTAGGTCCTTCTGTGCAAGACTTAGAAGCTGAGGGTCACTTGGTGCCAGCAAAAATTTTTGTAAATCCGATTGACTTTGGCACTATATCACGGCTTCAAGTTTCTAAGGGAGACTACAATGAAAAGCAAGTAAATGAATTGATGATAGAAGACAAAAGAATCTTGTCTATTGTTGATTCGTACATTGAAAGGTGCAATGGTACACAAGCCTTGCTTTACGCTGCTTCGGTAGAACATTCTGAAAAGATTGTGGAAGCGTTTAAGTTTAGGGGTATTAAAGCGGTTCATATAGACGCTGATTCAAAGCATCGAAAAGAAATCTTCAAGGACTTTGAAGCTAAAAAGTTCCAAGTCCTTTGCAACGTAGGTATAGCTACTGAGGGTAACGATATTAAGGGATTGGAGACAATAATTCTCGCACGTCCTACTAAAAGCCTTTCTTTGTTCCTACAAATGGTAGGGAGGGGGTCAAGACCTGCTAAAGGAAAAGACTTTTACTGTCTCCTTGACCACGCCAATAATGTTTTTGAGCATGGTCTACCAAATAAATTCCATGACTGGAAAGAACACTTTGTTGGCAAGTCTAAGAAAGAAAAGAAAGCCAAAAAGTACCCTATTGAAAAGCAGTTTAAAATCAAGTTTGATAGTGGACTTGAAATGATAAGCAGCCTTGAAAAGCTGCCCCCAAATTTCAGAGGCGTTATCTTAAAAGAACTTGATGAATCTGAATACTTCCAAAGTGAACTCTTTGAAGAGTTTGAAACCCTTTGGAATGTATGTCAACTGATGGGGAGAAAGCCTTTTTGGTGCTTCTATGAAATAGCAAAATTTTGTAACAAAAATAGGGTAGCTTTCCCAAGCGATGCCATGCTTGGGAAAATGGCTCAAACAGTAGGGTACGGGCAGGGGTTTGTAATCAAGACCTTTTCCGAAATTATTAGAAAATATAATATTAACTAAAATCAATTATGAAATTAGCAAAACCAACTCTTAAAAGATATGAACTATCAAAAGAGGAAACTGCCAACATCTTTCCGATGGTAGCAGAAGAAATAAAAGGAGAGATTACAATGAAGTTTGGTAGTCAGTTTGCACGCGTTTCCCGCAAAGACGGAGCGCAAGGCGTAACCCTTCGGAGTGCTACTTATGAACTCGTCAAGATAGCCGTTGAGCATATTAATAGCCTTACCGAGGTTGAACGCACGGAAGTTTTGAATAGCTTTATCAAGGCTACCCCGATTCTCTTGCACAGCGTTCAAAAAACGCACATCAAAGCGGAAAAAGTTTGGGTTTCAGATATTTTCTTGAAGTTTCAGCAAGAACTAAAAGCACTTGCAAGGGCGCAGGGGTATATACAACGGTCTAAGACCGACAAGCCTTCAACATCTATCTTTTCGAAGGAAGATGTATTTGTTCACCTTTTAAAGTACGGGCTTAGCCTGTTTAAATAACATGACAGATTTAAAGCATAAGGCAAAATTCTTAGAATTTCCACGGTCTATTCAAGTCTTCATTGAAGCTGCTTTAAAGGAAAGCCTTAAAAGGCTCTACCCTCAAAAGACTATTGAAAAGGCTTTAGAAGCAGCTAATCCAACGATTGAAGTGTCTCAAAATTTTTCTATACGCGTTACTAATGTCCGTAGGCTTCGGGTGTTCTTAGAAAAGACTTTGGAAAGTGACAAGAGAAGTGCTACCCATGTAGCGATTATTGATAAATTTATCAATCATTCAACGGATAACTAATGAGACTATCAGAAATTAAACCTAAGAATATCCCGCCACCTCCTCCAAGACTTCCTATGTCTCATATGTCACAGAAAGCAGAATCTTTAATAGCTTGGCAAAGGCATCTTTCAGATTGCTTAAAGGAAGCTGACAAGGAATTGGAGAAGGTCAAGAAGATGGCTAATTTCGCCATTATTGCCCTATCAATAAGCAATCTTTTGGTGATAGTTGCATTATTTTACCTTTTAGGTAAATAAAATTTGGTTTTTAAAAAGGCTTGATTTATCTTTGTGTCACTTAATTATTGATGGTGGAACAATAGTAATTAAGCCTTTTTAATTAGCTAATAAACAAAGACATTTGGAAGTGTTCAAGCGTCCTTGTTTTATTTCAATTTCTTTACAAGGAGTACCCTTGAAAAAAGAGAGTTTGTACGCATAAGGTCTTTTTATTAGCTTTCCTTATTCGTGCTTTCCACCCTCTCTTTTTTCGAGGGTTTTTTTATGCACCTATGCAAACACATGGAAAACTCACATATCTTTACAAATTATTTATTTAACGAAAATTTTAAAATCAATCCTATGTCAAAAAAAGTAACTATTGACCAAGACTTTTGGAGTAGCAAAAATTTAGGTTTGCCTATTGAAGCTATAATAGTCTATGATTCAGCTTTAAAAATATCTAAATTATCTTCTACTGAAAAAATAGACCATGAAGGAGTTGCATACTATCACATCAATTACAATATGTTATTTAAAAAAATACCAATTATTTTTAGAAAAGACATAACAAAACAAAGTATAGCAAAAAGAATAAGTAGGCTTATGATTGAGTTGAACAAAGTAGGTCTTATTAACTTTTATCCAAAATCTCAACAAATTGGAAAGTCTTGTTATTCATTTAATGACATTAAAACGCTTAAAACAAACGAGAAAGTTAAAATAAAACCTATTGAATATACAAGCGGAGTAATCTACTTGCTTAAATCCAATGGTTTACATAAAATTGGTTTTACTACTAATATGGATTCACGATTAAAGAGCCATTTGACTTCAAATCCAACAATACAATTAGTTAGTCAATTTAATGGAACATTAAAAGACGAAAAAGAACTACACGCCTTTTTTGACAATAAAAGAGTAGGAGGTGAGTGGTTTGAATTAAGTATTGAAGACTTAAATTATACTAAAAAATATTTTAACGAAAATTTTAAATAATAAACAATGCCTATTTTAGCTAATATATACATTAACCAAGCTGCTTATTCAGCGCATGGAATTAAAGTTTCCTTAGAAGCTGCGTGTGTAATGAATATGATGCAAACCAAAATCGGAGTCACATCTTTTCAAAAAGAATCATTTAAGGAAAACGAAAAGCTATATTTTTGGTTTTCACATAGCCTTATTCTTGAAAACTTGCCTATTCTTTTTTCAGAAGACATAACAACAGAAGCTCTGTCAAAAAAAGTAAGAAGAATAATTGAAGAACTTATAAAGCAAGGACTTGTAGAAAAACACCCAAATTCTCAATCACTCAAGAAGTCTTATTATTGCTTTACAAGTAAAGCGGATTTACTCATTGAATTTGATAAAGATTCTAAGGAAGCTAAAGAAGCATTGAAGATTAAACGTCAAGCAATTCAATCACCTTGCAGGACACGGACACGAATGACCAAGTTAGATGAAAATGACACGGACACGAATGACCAAGTTACTTGGAACAATTTGACCGTGTCAAACGTGATTGACACGGTCAATATTGACCGAGGAGTCTTATACCAATTACCTAAGTCTAATAACAATAAGTCTCTTGCTTCGCCTATCGTCGAAGCCCCCGATGAAAAAGAAAATCCTTTGAATGACTTAGTTGACTTACAAACTGAAAGCGAGCAAGACACGCCATTGCGCCCCGCGCCTTCGTTTGAAAGTCAAACTAAGCCTATTGAAGTAATTGAGCCTAAAGAAGCCAAAACGGACGAAGCTATAAAAGCCCTAAAAGTAGGGGATAGGTCAAAGCACTTGCACCAGCACTTCATTGACGCCTTTTCAAATACTTACAAGACTCTTTCCGATGGGGATGCCTTTTTGTGGCAAGGGAAAGAATTAATTGCGATTAAGAAAGTTCGGGAAGAGTTGACTAATTTACTTTATACTAAGTACGAAACCGTTTCAGACGAAAAGGTTAAAGAAACTTTTTCTACATTCATGGCGAGTGCCTTGAAAGACAAATGGATGAAAGACAACTTCGCTCCAAGTATGTTATTTTCAAAGTTTAGCGCAATTATTATTTTAGTAAAAAAGCACACTAACGGTTCAAGACCTTCGGCTATGCCTGTTTACACGGCTAAGACTGTGGCGTTTACATCATTCACTTAATTCATTAACGAAAATTCTAAGCATCATGGATAATGTTTCATTAGAGCATCTACGCTCAATACAAGGGAATAACCCTTACGAAAGAAAACGGAAATTAGTTGAATCAGACTTTCAGCCTTCCGAAAGTTCGATAAAGTACATTGAAAGTCTAAAAAATCCCGCGGAAGCTATAACCGTGGATTATGCAACTGCTCGGGAAGTCTTTTGGAACTACTACAAAGCGGAAGTTCAAAAGACCAAGCCCGATGTTGTTATGACTTCTTTCTTGAAAGAGGTATTACCAAAACTAATTCAATGGCTTATAGATTCTTCCGAAGCGGAAACCCCTTGGGGTATGATTGATTTAAAGCCTATATCTTTAAGGAAAGGATTATTCCTTTATGGACCTAAAGGAACTGGTAAGACGGCTATCTTGAAAGCCTTACAAAAGACAGCTTTAACTTTGAAATTAAATAAGCACTTTCTTTTTAATGAAGCCCCGACAATTTTTGATGAAGTACAATTTAACAAAGACTTTAATTTGACTCCGTACTATACCAAGAATAGGGCTTTTGATGATGTAGGTTTTTCAGAGCCTTTTGTAAAGTCTTACGGAAACGAGATAAGACCAATGGAAGTGATTTTTAGGAATCGCTACAATAAGTTCGTGAACTTTGGAGAAATCACTATTGTAAGTTCTAACCTTGACAATAACGGACTGAAAGTTCATTTTGACGAAAGGGTATTAGACCGCTTCAATGAAATGTTTAATATAATTTTATTTGAAGGAGATTCTTTTAGAAAAATATAAAATATTTATATAAATTTGCAGCATCTAACAAAAGTATTCAATTAACGAAAATTCTATCCTCATGATTCTTAAAAAGCTACAAAACGCCAATGGCGTTTGGACGTTTGAAACGACTAACGAAGACGTTGATAAAAACTCCCAAGTTTGCAAGACTAAGCAAATCCCCAATGACCTATTCGGACTAATCCAAGAACTCAATGAAGTGGTTTATGATATGTTCCCCAGCTTCAACGTAGGTCTTCGGTCAGTCTCCGTAAGTCTTGACAAAGACAACTTCAAGAAATGCTCATTTGAAGTAAATATTTTCATAAATAATCAGTTTATGGTTATGAAACATCAAGACGCTTTTGACTTCAAGAATACTCCTGTTGAGCGCACTGGCGACGAATCCGAAGCCCAAGAGAAAGTCTTGGAGATGCACGAGAATCGCAACCGCTTCTACATGAAATTTCTTGAAGTGGAAAAAGAAGTTGAAGGGTGCTGGTTAAGCCTTTTCAAAGCCCCTTCAAAGTCTCAGCTTGCCATGTCTTTTGAAGAAGGCGATGAAGACTTAGGAAGTTACACCGACGAATCATTAGGACTTTCAGAGCCTAAGAAAAATCATAGCTTTACTACTATTTCAGTCAATGGAGGGAAAGAAGTGGACTTTGATAAGCTCAATAAGGCTCTTGAAAAGAGAGCAAGAGCAAATATGTAATTAGTGTTCATGGGATTATAATTTTTTTTCGGAACGCCATGCAAAAAAGTATGGCGTTTTTTATTTCTTTAAAATAGCGATTAATGGCGGTTTTATTAGGCAAGCGATTTTTATTTGTTTCGGACGGGTCAATAGTTGAAATTAATAAATTCAACCCCCAAACGGCAAAAAACAAGGTAGAAGGCTATACCTTAGAATTTGTCAAGGCTAAGACAAAACAAGGGGTAGTCTTTCAAATGTCGTTAATTGATATTGAAAGATTAATTAATTTTAATCTTTTACAAAAAATAATATAAATATATTTTGAAGTATCGAATTAAATATATACATTTGTATTATTATTAAAAATTAACGAAAATTAATCAAAAATCCTTTAACTATGTCAAAGAAAATAGAAAGAATCCTAAAGACTAATGCGCTCACCGAAGCCAAGCATCTGAAAGCCGTTGCAAAAGAACTTAAAGCCTTGCAATTAGCAGCAAAAAATGAACTTTTTAGTCTTTTTGAAAAAGACTTCGGCTTTTCTTTCAATGAATTTCAAAAATATCTTAAAAGCCTTGACATTGAAGTTTCTATGTGCTGTGATTTTGTAGGTGAAGACGGAACGCTTCCACATCTTGTATTTAAGATGCCTACCCATGAATGTACTTGTTCTGTCAAAAGAGCAAATGGAGCAATATGGTATGACTTTAAAGGAAGCTGCAATATGTCATTAAGAAATGATGGTGGCATGGCGATACGCCTTAACGGTATTCTTGAAAGAATCCAAAGAGTTCCTCCTTCTTATGGCAGAGCCAATAATTCAACAGTAAATCCTCTTAGTATTTCCGAAAATCCTTTAGCTTTTGCAAGTCCTCACCAAGAGGGTATGACCCTTCTTGATTACTTTGCTGGGGTAGCCTTGCCTTTTGTTATTAACGATAATCAACCTATTCAAGGAGACGCAAAAACAGCTTACGATTATGCGGAAGCCATGCTAAAAGAGCGTCAAAAAAGAATGTGCAAATGAAACTACTAATAGCCTTTCTAATCATCATCGTCTTGGGAGGTTTTCTTGAAAAGAAAGATACTTCCCAAGACTACAAAGACAAATATTTGCCATGAAGTCAAGAGGTATATTAATGACTACCGTAATGGTGGAAGCCTTATTAAAAAAGACAAAGACAGAAACCCGCAGAGATAGAGGTCTTAAAAAAGTAAATGAAAGCCCTAATGACTGGGTTTATAATTGGATAGACGTTCACGAAGATGGTCTTTATGCTCGTTTTGAAAGCACAAAAGGTCTTCCGCATAAGTCTATTAAATGTCCTTATGGTTTTGTAGAAGACCAGTTGTGGGTGCGTGAGACTTTTAGATTAACTGACTTTTTAAGCGTCGAAGACGACGAATACGGGTATATCTATAAGGCTTCTGAAAACGGAAGACTTTGGGAGAACTTGCATGAGTCTTGGAAATGGCAACCGTCTTTATTTATGCCCCGTGCAGCTTCGAGGTTTGACCTTGAAATTGTCAACATTACTTGTGAGCGGTTACAAGATATTACCGAGGAGGGTGCGATAGCTGAAGGGGTGGAATCTGCAACTTCCCCGAAAGGCTCATTTCGCGAGGGAACTGATTACAGAGACTATTCTTGTAAATTCACTACATATAAGTTCTTTAGCCCAATTAATTCATACCAAACTCTCTTTGAACTCATTAACGGAAAAGGCTCTTGGGAATTAAACCCGTGGGTGTGGGTAGTGAAATTCAAAAACGTGACTAAAAAATAAAAAACATACTAAATGAACTACACTAATTAACTTAATTTATTAACGAAAATTCTAATTTAAAATGTCAGCTAAAAGTAGCTACGTAGAAAAAGAAGATAAAGCCTATTATTACATAATAAACAAAAAAAAACCTGTTATTTGTAATATAGACCCAATTTCAAACTGTCATTTAGTAATATCAAACAAGCCAAGAAGCGATGGGTATATTATGTTTTCAACTTCCGAAAACAATAAATTACAGCATCATTTTGCACATAGGAAGGTTTATCAAGAGTTTATCGGAAAGATAGAAAAAGGTTTATGTGTCATGCATTCTTGCGATAACGCAAGCTGTATAAATGTAAATCATTTGTCATTAGGTACGCATAAAGACAATATGCTTGACAAAAAAGAAAAAGGAAGAGAAAATATTTTAAAGGGATATCAACGAGCAAGTTCTTTTCTTAGTGTAAGTGATATAATTTGGATAAAAAATAATCTTGAAAACTATACGGACCAAGAGTTTTCAAAAATGTTCGGTGGAGCATATCAAACGTATTTCTATATTAGAAATGGCAAGCAATGGGCTTCTGTTCTTAAAACAGATAATCCTAATGATGAAAAGTTTACAACAAAAAACAAAAAGTTGTCAATTTCAGACATAGAGACTATTTGTAGTTACAAGTTTACTATTTCACAATTAGCGTCAATGTACAATTGTTCAAAAAATTCAATTTCTTGTATAAGAAGAGGGGTTTATCCTAAGTATATACAAGAATTAATGTCTAAATAAAAAACTCAATAGTATTTACTATGTTAACTAAGCCTATGAAAGATTCAAAAATAATCTATCCCCCCGCTCGATGCATCGTTGGAAAGTTCTACCAAGTTCCTCATGTAGTCTTGGTGAATGGTGATGCCATGCCAATTCTTGGTGACACTCACGAAGACCGTGAGTTTTTTCCCGAAGCCCCAAAGCACTGGCACGTTGACCATAGATTTACGAGTAAAAAGCAGCAAGACCTCATGATGCCTTTACTTATACTAAGGCAAAAAAGCGAGTGCTTTACAGCTATTCACAAAATAGGAAATGTTGTTTGGGAATTGCAAGACCCAACATTCCCCGACTTCTACAAAAAAAATGAACCAAGACGTTCTAACGGTGAAGTGGTCTATAAGAAGACCAAGTGCCGCGCTGAAAACACCCATACAAATTGGGAGCATTTTGAATGTAATCAAGAAAGCAAGGTAGTTTCATTTGAAACTAAGGAGCCGCTTATGAAACTGCGTTCCGCTTATTGCGGAAAGTCTTTGATAGAATCCAATGGTGAATATTTTTGCCCTCACAAAGGAACAAAAGTAGATGTCAGTAGCGCAAACGAGCATGGCGAAGTCCATTGCCCCGCTCACCTTTTGAAGTTTGACGAAAAGACTTTAAAGTCTATCTAAAAATTATTTGTTTCAACTACTTTAACGAAAATTCTAATTATGAATATCCAAGCCCAACGCCAAGCCGTTGAAAGCCTATTGGCTGACCCAAGATTTATCAGAAGCCGCTTCCCTACTGAAAGACCTTCCCGACACTTCAACGTCGTTGGAGGACGACAAAAGTACACGGATAGCGAAATACAGCTTATCTATTGCATCATTGATGCAATTCGTAAGAATTACGGAACCAGCTACACCGCTTATGGTTTTCTTACCGACAAAGATTCTACGTTCTTTTCCGTAAAGTCTGTATTAATCGTCGAAGCAAAGCTTTATCAAAAAACTTCTACGGTGCTTTTTGCTTCTAAGAATAGTAAGTACATCGAAGAAAAAGACGTGCCTAAAGACGTGCTAAAGGTCATAAATGAAGGCGTTTCAAGGTTATTTAAGGATATTGAAAAAATCTTTGTAGATAGTGAAAAAAAATATAACAAAAGTTTGGAATTTTAGATATTTTTTTATACATTTGTATCACTTAATTGGTTAACGAAAATTCATCAAAAATCCTTGAATCATGCCGAATTTTGAAAATCCTTATGAATCAGAAGGCTACCAAGCCCCTTCTTACGAAGATGTTGTAAATTACACTCGTGGCTTCAATAAGCCTAAAGAATCAAAGAAGAAAGCCTTGAAGTCTTCTAAAAGAGTTAAAGTAGCTTTGGAAAAGGCTGCGTAAGCGTACTGTAAATTTGTTTTTTTTGGAAGGCGTGTAGTGTAATGGATAACACACTCAATTTTTACAATGGGGAAAGTATTGGTTCGACTCCAATCACGCCAACGATATTAACGAAATTTCTAAATTGCTCAAAAAAGCCTAAGAAGGTATCAAAAGAGCGTAAAAAGTTATCAAAATGGCAATAGTTGTCGGAAAATCACAAGGCGGTTATGACCGCACCCCTGCCCCTGCGGGTTCGCACGTGGCTACATTTATCAAAATGGTTGACATTGGAACTCAACCTAATGAATGGCAAGGAATATCCAAGCCCCAAAGAATCGTAAAATTTTGCTTTGAACTTCCTTATGAAATGATGGAGTTTGAGGGAAAGCAAGTTCCCCAAACTATTTGGAAGGACTTCAACATGACTATGGGAGGAAAAACCAAGTCTAATCTTCGCACTTTCTTGGAAGAAGCCCGCGGCAAAGTTTATACCGAACAAGAGGTAGATTCGGTTGACATTACAAAAGTCCTCGGTCATTCTATTCAAGTCTCTGTTATTCACGAGCTGTCAAAGTCTTCGGGAAAGACTTATGATAAAATAAAGTCTGTCATGCCCCTTGCAAAAGGTATGCAAAAGCCTTCGGTCTTTCACCCTTTGGTAGAATTTACGATAGACGACCTAAAGACTGCTAATCACGATAAGGCTATGGCTGCTTTTGAAAGCCTACCGCAAGGTATTAGAGATAAAATCCAGCAAAGCCCCGAATGGCAAAAAGCTATGGGTGTTCCAGTTCCTACGCCAAGCGTAGCTACTCAACCTTCTGTTCAATCAGCCATTCCGCAAGCCCCTACACAACCTCAAGGTAGAGAAGTTGAAAGAAAGGCAAGAGATATGCAAGCGCATGAAATTTCTACTTTGGTAGGTGGTGACGAGTTCTTGCGGAAGCAAGATAATGTGCTTTTATCTATTACAAGTGTTACAGCTACCCATGTATCTTTCACGCTTCTTGGCAAGCCTTATGGAATTACTCATTCTGAATTTTCTTTGAAAATTCTTCCGAAGTATTGGTACTTGATTCCCGAAGGAGACGACTTTAACAATACGTTAGATGAGACTGACCAAGATTTGCCGTTTTAATTTGGTGTTAAAAAGCGTTAAATAATGACAGCACCCTTGAGCCTAAAAATTCTTGGGTGTATGTTTGTTTTAGTTCTAACGAAAATTCTAAAAATCCATGCAAGAAACCCAAACAGTTCCAGCACACCTCCGAATAGAATTAAAAGATACTGGCAAGTATCAATTCTTTACGGACGGTTCAAAGACTAAGTACAAGTCCGTGTCAGCTATCAAGAAAACTTTAAGTGATGCTGACTTTGATGCTATCAAGAAAACTCTTGCAGAGCGTCGAGGAGTTCCCTTGCAAGTTATTGAAGACGAATGGGCTGGCGGAAGAGAGCGCGGGGAACTTGTAGATGAAATCACGGATAAAATGCTTAGCGGTATTCAATTAGAGCCTACAAAGCTTATTGAAAAATACACGAAGTATAATAGCTTTACGGAAAATGACTGTATAAATATTGCAAGCGAGTTCTTAAAGTTTTCTAAGTTCATTGACAGAATCGGAACCAGGTGTTTTACCCAATACTTATGCAGTTGTACCGTAAATATTGACGGGAAGCCTTCGGGTTTTGGGTTTGCTACAAAAGGAGACTTGGCAGTTATTGATGAAGTCAAGAAGGAACTATATTTCTTTGACGTGAAAGCGGATAAGAAAATAGATAAGCAAGGGTTTAATGGAAAGAAGTTGCTTGGTCAAATGCGTAATTACGATGATTGTAATCAAAACCAATACTTTTTCCAAGTAGTATGTTCTTGGTTATGCTTTCTAAAAACAGGTGGCTTCAAGTATAATGATACTTGGATAGACCTTTCAAAATACACGTTCAAAGGTGGGGGGATTATTCATTGGGATATGAACGAAAAGAAGTTTACCCTTTACCCGTTGCCAGTAGATGGCATGGAGTTGTTTAAAGGCTATTCCGCAAGGTTTATAGCTGATTATTTCAAACAATTAAAAGCATCAACAAATGGATATTAAAGAATATGAAAAAAAAGTTATACATTATCAAACGTCAATAGATAATGCCAATGACGTTCTAAATTCGCCTATGACTTATCCTACATTTGCTCAGTATAAATCGTTTCACACAAACGAAATGAATACAAGAAATATGTGGGCGAGAATAAAAAAAGAAAGTGAAGAAAAAGAGAAGTTAGAAAGCTTTATTAGCGAGTTCTAAAAAAGCAAAAAGCCCTTGAAGTGATTCAAGGGCTTTTCTTATATCCATTTGTCAGTCTCCACAAGTCCGTTCCGCTTTACTACCAAATAAACTTCCAAGAAGTTGTTATTCTATTTGCTCCCGCAGCGGTCTTTTTAAAGCCTTCCATATTATTCTTGTTAGGTTTAAAATGAGTTCGTCCTTTTGCAGTTAATTTCCATTTTTTAGACTTATTCATTGAATGAATTAATGCTGGGTTAGATGTAGTAGTTATAAATTGAAAGCCTTGTGAAGTGTATAAATTAGCTACAAAGTCTCTAAGGTACACGCCAAGTCCTATTCCTTGGAAATCGGGTAAAATTACAGTTCTATGCCCTCTTTTTATTTTATCGCTTGAAGGGTGAGGGAAATGCAAAACACTTGTAAATCCGCAAAGAAAATCATTGCAAAACATCACATAAATTTGAGACGAAGGATTAAGCTTGTGATTTAGATAGTGGTGTTTAGCAAACAAGTTCCAAATTCTTGAATCTTTTGTTTTGAAAATCTCGATTCGTAAATTTGGTCTTTTTTTTTTGACATAACTTGAAAAGTCATATCGTTAGTATTAAAAACCCAATCGGGCATGAGCCAATCTACAATATCAAAATGACAAGAAACCGCTATGAATTTTTTATTTGTTTTTCTTATTGATTTTTGCACTGCAAAACTTCCTACTTGAGCAATAGTCCTATCTACTACACTCGTAAATTCATCAAATACAATCAATTCCTTATCTTGTAGTAAAGCATTTGCAAGGTCCACGCGCATCTTTTGACCATTTGAAAGGACTTGGTAAGGCTTTAGCCAAGACGGTGGAGAACTAAACCCTACGCTATTAAACATTTGTGTTATTTCTGCTACTGATGCTTTCATAGGCATATCATCCAATATATTGTCTTTTGTGTATTCAAAATTAGTGACAAAAGCATCTTGAAATAACTCTTTAGCTATTGTAGTCTTTCCAGTTCCGCTATTGCCAATAACAGCCCCTATTTGCCAATTATTAGGAAAATCAAAAGCCCCTTCAAATCTTTCTTCTATGTTGATGTCTTGAAGGTCAAAACTTCCCATTACTGATGCAACTCTAAAAGAATTGCTTGGCTTAGTTTTTCTTATAATGTTAAAACTTTGCATTGATAACCTTGATTTTGAAGTTCATTAAATAATTTTTCTTGTTCGCTTTCACTTTCTAAAGACACTTCTATTTTATAAAAAGTGTCAAGACTCATGCTTGATTCCTTATCTTCCCCTTCTTCTTCTTCTCCTATCCCAAAATCCACAATAGCATCAAAGTTCACGAAATCTTCAAAGAAGTCTTGCTCAATTCCGAAGCTATCCAAGCCTTCCCTTGTCATAGTTCCGTATTGAGAACTTATGACAAGTATCATTTCTTTTGCTTTCAAGAAGTTTTCCGCTTCTATAAGCACATACGGAAGTTCGTAAGGCGTACACCCCTCAGTATTCAAAAGACGATGCCTTTGATGCCCGTCAAGCAAGTACATCTTACCCGCTTCTATTTCAAAGTCTTCCCCGTCCACCATGACGCTTTCAGACTCCGTAGGAATCCATACGAAAAAAGGAATCTTGAAGCCGTACCTTTCAAAAGACTTCTTTAGTTTCTTGTAATTCTTTTCTTTTAGGTCTTTTAGGTTTCCTTGAATGGGAATAAGGGAACGATAGTCAGCCGTAGGCAGGGAGTTTGGATTATGAATGATAATTTGCATTTTACTTAAATGTTATTTTGTTCATCCATAACCTACATAAAAAAAGCCTATCTTGTTAGATAGGCTTCAGCAAAATTTTAACGAAAATTCTAAATCCTATCCAGTAAAGGAGAGAGAAAGAGAAGTTTTTATCTTAGAAATAGCTTAATCTTAGGAAAGCTATTATAATTGACATATATCAATATTATGCAAATATAAAAACTATTTGTATAATTCCAATAGTAAAGACGTAAAATCTTCACTTAGTAACGCAGATTTAACAATTTTCGCTATCTGAACAGGAAAAAACGATATTTGTTTTGTCGTAAATCTCAGAAGGATTATTCCGTGACTTTGATAGAAGTTGTATTTCTTCATGTCTTCTTCATAGCCTTTTCCTCTATTGTGGCGACCATTCGTCATTGTTCCACCTTCTTGTTCCACCGCTACCCGAATCCCCTCTTGTTCAAAATAATAATCAGAACGCCACAATCTTTTAGTGGCTTCTTTTGCAAACTTAAATTCTTTTATGGGAAATAAGCCTTCTGCTTGACAGGCTCTAAGGAAAAAGAAACTTCTATCGTTTTCCTTTTCATCTTGTAGAACTTTCGTTAATGACTTTGTTTTGGAAGATTGTATATTTTTCTCATTATGTAATTGCTGTTGTATTTGGACTTGCGCGCGCATCGGCAAGTCTTGGATTCTCATTCCCTTCATTGGATTATTGAATTTTCGTTAATTGACTGCAAACATAAGTAAATGAATCCAGTCAAACAAATATTTTTTATTTACTTAAATGAATTTTACAATAAAAAGGCTGACAAGATTGCTCCTGTCAGCCACAACAAACATCATTCAAAAATTAAAAAACTATACATCACTCTTTGCGGCTTTTTTTGTAGGAGTAAAAGGCTTAATAGCAATATTGTGTAAGAAAATAGCCGAACCAATCGCCCCGAAGATTGCTTGCAATAACTCATTGAGATTAAAACCGCCCCCAAAGAATAGACTTGTAGCCACTATAGGTAAAGCTGCTAAAGCTATTCTAATAGCTTTTCGGTTTTGCCCCTTAGAAGCCCAAGTCTTCACCGCAGGGATATAGCCCACTGCAATAGTCAAGATGATAGACAACAAAAAAGCGATTGACTTTTTAGAAGTCTCGGGAGTACTAAAGTCCAAATAAGCCATATCAAAAGCCCCGTCTTGAACTTGTTCTTGAACCACGGCAGCCTTTAGATCTTCATTAGAAGCTTGCGCCTGTATGGTGCTTAAAGAGCCTACGCCAAGCATAGTTGCTGTAAAAATCAAACAGCCAACAATTAAATTTTTCATAGATTTTTAGAATTTTCGTTAAAAAAAATAATTTAAATTATCTTATACACCTCAAAGTGCATCCCGTCTTTTCGGTCAAACCAACCACCCCAGTAAAAGCCGAACTCTAAGGCAGTCTCTACCAAAAGCCTTACACTTCCTTTTTCGCCTACTAAAGCGGGGGTAGTTCCCATTCCGTTCCATTCGACATTAATATCAAAAGCAGTTCCCCATGAGTGATTTGACAATTTGCCATAATATCCTCGCATGAACCTCGGGTAAAACATACCATCCCATGTTAAGATATACTTCATAAGCCCTTTGTCTTCAAAGGCTTGAAATAAACCTATAAGTTGATTTGCTACAAGTTTATGGCAGCGCACCGCAGCACTTCCTTTGATTGCTTCAAGCTGTGGAATTTGAACGGTAACGATATTTTTGTTTTCCCAATCACCTTTTATATTGACCGCATCTCTATCGGTCAAAGAATGACCCGCTTCAAATTTGAATTTTCCGAACTTTGCTTCCCTTTGTTTCGCATCTAATGACCAAATATTTGTAGGCTTCAAAGGAAACTCCGCGCGCATAAATCCCAGCCCAACAGCTTTTTCAATAGTCTTAGACCCGATGATACCGTCCGAAAGAAGCCCATTAGACTTTTGGAAGGCTTTTATAGCTTCCTTAGTCATTGGTCCTATCTCGCCGTCAGCCTTTCCTTTGTATAAGCCTAAGCCTATTAGGAAAAATTGGAACTCTTTAATTTGCCTTAGATTCATTTACTTTCTTTGAATGATGAAATAAGTCAAAGCCCCTAATCCAGCACCTATCAATGTGCCTTTTAAAGCTGCTTTTCTTTTAACTTTCTTTAAGCCCTTGTCACTTAGCCTATCTTTTTCCGTGTAGGAGATGTTGAGGTTTTTCAAATATGGGCTTGAATACCTAAACACTACGCTTCTTTTTTCATAGTCTCCTTTAATACTTACAATAGGCATTACTTCATAAGGCGAAGCGATAAGAAGATTCTTAATAGTAAAAGAATCAGCCGTAATAAGTCCATCGAAAGACACTCCTTCATTCTTCAAGGTAAAGTCATAGGGAAGTTCTAAGAAGCTTCCATAATCTTTTTCAGTAGTCTTTACTGGAACGCTTGCCACCACTTCATCGCCTTTTGAAACGTCTTCTAAGTCAAAGTCATTCAAGTCTATTTCTTTTGGAAAGACTTTATTCTTTTGGATAGGAATTGAGATAGGACGGTCAACATAGACGTATGTAGGCACTTTGATAATTACCGTGTCGCTTTTAGAAGCTTCCGCTTGCCAATAGTCCGCAGCATTCTTTAAGCTGTCCACGTCCGATAAAAACCCCCCTACGCTATTTAATCCACCTATGGAAGTCGTCGGAAAGTCTTTAGTGAAGAAAAAGAAGATACCTAAGAGTAGCAAGAGAAGCGGCACTCCTACATTTACAAGTTTTCGTAATTTTTGCATAATGAATCAATTTTAATATTAATTAATTGAAATTCTTTTTGGGCTTCGTGACCCTTGCCTTGAAGCCTTTGAATTTCATCTTTAAATTCTGATATAGGCTTTTTGGGAACTTCCCCGCGAGGAGCGTCCGAATAGAATGAAGTAGAAAAAAAAACTACTAATACGAGGGTTATTGCTTTCATTTTTCCCATTTTAATATTCGTTCATATATGGACTTTTGTTCGTCCTTCATCTTTATAATAGTAGAATTACAGTCTTCCCTTTCTTGAACTATTAGTTTTTTCAAAGTATCTCTTTCGTCTTTTACTAATTTCAATTCTATATCAAAAGCCAACTGCTTCTTTTCTACTTTAGTTTCGCACGTAGTGTCATTCTTGTCGCGTTCAGTATTTAAATCAGTTACAAGCGTCCAGCAAAACCAAAGTGAAAACCCATTCAAAACCACCGATACTATAAAAGCAAAAGTCTTGAAGTCGCTCCGTGCAATAGCTACCAAATCCGTGATAGCCTTTATTAAATCTTTCATATAACTATGCTTTTATGGAAAATCAGTGATTATAATTTGCTAAGCCATTTGCCTAAATAAGAAAAGGACTTATGCTAAATTTGCACAAGTCCTTTGATAAAAACAATAATTTTCGTTAAAACTTTGCCGAAGCTATCCTAATTCTGCCTTTGTTGGTTTTGGCATGAATTGACTCTTTGTACTTTTGTTTCGTATTACTTTACGCATTTGAACATGAGGTTTGACTTTTATAATAAAATGTTCGGGGACTATTTCGGTTATCGAGCCGAAGCGTTCCGCTTTTTTAATATTATTTTGCTTCTCCGCTTGCACGGAAACATAGATTTCAAAAGTATCGGGAATCGTCAACCTTCCATACTTAGTGACGCCTTTAGTTACTTCATCTAAGAAGGTTTTAATGATTCTTGCTGTGTAGGCTTCGCCACCGCCTGTAATTTTTTGGGTATTCATAACTACTTCTAAAAAAGAAGTTGATGCTTTTGGGAAGTGCTTTCGAGCCTTATGGCTTTCAACGCTTTTATTAGGCACATTACGTTCCATGTGATTACTAACTTCAAATTTTCGTTAAAATATTTTTACTTGTAGTGTGCTGCTGCTTAACGCTTTCGTCTTATCTTATACGAAAAGTATAAGCCTATTATTAACATTCCTATCAAAATGCCAATGAGTAAAATCATTGTTTCTCTTAATGAATCGTAATAACGGTGCAATATACTGTAAATTTGATTTAATAAAAAAATATCTATAAGTCTTTTTGAATTATTTGTAAGACATTAAGACGTAATCAAAGTTATATTCTATTGATTCTGTATTATCAGTAGGATTTACAATAGTAAATGTTATCGTGTTTCCAAAAACAGGAACTCCGTTGACTATTGTAGAATCTACCTTGTATCTTACCGAATCCTTCGTATCGTTTATGTTTCTTAATGGTGGAATAGTAATCTCTTTTTCATAAACACTTTCCTCAAGATTAGGAAACAAGTCTCTTGAAATAGTAAAAGAAAAGTCTTCCAAAGGCGTAATGATGCTCCCCCTAAATTCTACAAATCCATCAATTCTCTTGCGAAATCCAAACGGACTTCCATAGACTGAATTTTGAATGGGCAAAGAAGAACTTATAGGAACTTGCCAAATTTCAAGTGCTTCAAATTCCGTCACTAAGAACCTGTCCGGAAGCTGAATCCCTTTAACAATACTTGAACTTTTCAAAATTCCGTCAAAACTATTAAAAGTCTTGAACTTAGCAATACTATTACCAACAAAGTTTTTTAAATAGGCTATTCCAGTAGGCACTACAAAATTTATAGTCACTTCCGAACCTACTTCAAAAGGTTGGGAAAAACCTAAAACCTCCTCACCTTCTTCCACCGTAACTTCTATGAAGCGGTGCTTGTTAGACGTTACGATAAGACCATTTGCCACTCCCGTACTTTCCTTCTTTCTTAAAGTGTAGTGTACAGAAGTCCTAAAATCTTCAAGAAAGCCCCACTCGTCCATGTTAGACAAACGGTGATACAAGGAAGCCGAAGATATTTGAGCAGTCCAAATATTCTTGACGTGCCAAAAGCTTTCACCTTCTAAAAGTTCCACGAATCCTCCAATAGTGATTTCTATTTCATCTTCCCCGCCAAGATTAATCGGCTTTTCAACGCTATTAAAAGGAAGCACAGGGATAGGATTTTTGTCGCTTATCTTGAAACTTGAAAGAGCCTTCAAGATAATACTGGCACCAGTTTTTGTACCAAGACTATTGGAAAAGTTTGGAAGGCTATAAATCGTCTTGTCTTCGCCTTGCACATCAAAGATGCTTGCTCCCTCAGTAATCCCTAATCTCCCCCGCGCGTCTATCAAAGCTACCAAAGACTTTTCCCGCCACATGGCTTTTTGCAAGTTTTCAGTTTCTATGCTGCGCCCTCCAAGAAGTCTTGACATATTTCTTTCCCAAATTAAAGAGCCGTCCGAAAACTCGTACAAGTTCCCAATATGCACCATATCACCATTGATAGGGTCAGTAGGGTCTTGGAAGTAGTAGTTGGCAATATTGCCCCCTACGGTATCTACCCTAAGATGTTCACAAACTAAAGCGTGAACCCTCGTAATACTTGGATTAGATAATGAAAAGCTGACACGGACTCTTGTAGTTTCTACAATTCGGCAACCCTTTGGAGTAACCACTAAACCGCAAGCCCCGTGAGTAGTGCCATTATCAAAGAAAGGAAAGGCGGTAACATCATGGTTAAAGTCTATCCAAAGACTTCCTTGTAAGTAATCAATACTATCAAAGCCACGATAGACCCCCGCATCTACCAAGCCAGTTATGGAAGCGTTCAAATCATTTGTCAAGTCGTCGGCTTGAAACTCAAAAGTTCTCCTTTGCATTATCTTAAAATTTTCGTTAAATTATCGTACCGTTTAATTTGACCACCGAAAGGCAGTCAATGGGGGTATTGAAAGAAGCAATAAGGCGCATCGTTTCTTTTTCATCTTCACTAAGAACTATTGGACTATTAAATTCAAAGGATAGCCCAACGCAAGCAAGCCCTCCCGAAGTATCAAAAACCCTCTTGGAATCATCTAAAGTAATAGAAGAATCAAAGCCCGAAATAGGGAAGTCTTCAATTACTTCTACCGTCACCATTGGCAGTATTAAGTAGGTGATTAGTTTCACCCCGTCCTTATTTGACCTATTCTCAATGATGCCTTTAGAATACTTTGCAATACGTCTTAGAACGTCTATGTCCGAACCTTTGTAGAGTTCTTGGTAAGGAAGCCCTAAGCCTTCGCAAATGACTGAAAGCGTGTGAAAGTCGGCTTGATAAATGTCATTCAACTTGACCGCCATACCTTCAAGTTCCACGGTCAAAAAGTCCATATCTTTTCCAATACACTCATTGAAGCGTTCCAAGACACCTTTGCCGTTGGAATCTCTGTAAGTGTCCGTCCGCTTTTCCCCCGAGCCGAACAATGAGAATATGGTATCTTGAATAGGCATCAAATGAATTTGATATTAATATCGGAGGAGTCCGATATGATGATTGACATTTCATTGGTATTCACCGAGCCAAACCCCTTGTAAGTCACGAAAGACCACTTTTGCCCTGCGGTGTAAGCCCCCAAAAGCGTAAAGGAAACTTCGGGAGTGTCTATAAGTTCGCCTATTAAGGCAGTCTTTACAAGTTCATTGTTCTTGAATACATTAAACTTTGTAGAAGTCACAAAGCCTATAAGCCACTCATGGGTAGTCTCCGAGCCTTTCTTCAAGTCCACCGTCCAAGCCAAAGGTGTTTCATTACCCAATATTGGTCTTGCATAAGGCTTTACCCGCATATCTATAATATCAGAGTTTCCTACCCCTTGTATTCCTTCTACGATTTGATAGATGTCGGACATAGCCAAAGTTCCCCCTATTTCTTGCTTTTGATAGCTTAGGAAATCTATCAAAGCTGCCGTAATCTCTTCCCTCTTAGCCGTTTCTACATAAGAACCATTTAATCTTACATTGATGCTTAAGAGAAGTCTTAATACACCCGTAGGCTTAACTTCCAACTTCCTACCAAAAACCCTTTTAGCTTCCAAGAGACTATAAACCGAATCCTTCAAAGTGTTTGAAGCTATCCCCCCACCAACAGGAATTATATAAACTTCTAAAGGTTTTCCGCATACGCTTTTCACCCCCGCTTTCAACACTCCCGCTACTCCTTCGGCAAGCATCTGAAAGTCTTGTTTCATTATAGCAGTTCCTAAAGTCCGCTTTTGGCTCTCAATGCCTTTGCGAATGTCTGCCACATTGTCAATTCCTTTGCCCCCGCTTGCTTGATTCACATTATAGACCTTTATAGTGAGTCCATTTGGAAGGCTTAAAGAAGTCGCAAGGCGAGTTAACGTGTAGGCTTTCAAGTTTCCATTAAAGCCTAAAGTTTCTTTCCATTGCACCGTTAGGACTTCCGAAGCGTTCGGGCTGGCACCAGTAACCCCATCACCAAACTGAACAATAGGTGTTCCGTCATAATGAACATTGGGAACAAAGACTTTTTCAGCCTTTGAATAAAGCAAAGTATCTTTTACAAGGTAGTATTCATTGGTTTGGTCAATCACTTGTACTGTTCCTTCGCTTACATTGGACTCTAAGGCGTACTGCTGCCATTTACCCCCAATACAATTAATAGTCTTTGAAATAGTCAAAGGGTTTTCTTGCTTCGCTTTCACCAAGACGCTTCTTTGACCTATTGCAATAGTGCCTACTTCCGTAGTCCAAAAAGAGACATTACCACTTTCAGACAACACTTGGGTATTGATAGGAATTGTTATTTCGCTTGTTGCTGCTTGATTGAGTTCAAACGTAAGGTCAACCGTAGCGGGTGAAGAAAGTCTTATGCGGTAGTCATTAGCCCTTGCATGAGCCACTAAGGATTTATAGCGTCTTGCGAGGTGCAAGAAATTTTCATTGGCTGCATCATCAATATAATATTGGTGCTGCTCGAACATGGCAAGCCATACATGAACCATTCTCACGAAAGGATTTCCCAAAGTATGGTCAGTCATTTCGGGTAAATTGACCGTCATATAACCTAAAATAGTATCAATCCCTTGTTCGTAGGTTCTTGTTATGTATGATAGAAGCCTGTTCGCCATTTAATTAAATGTTAATTTTGATTTCTACAATATGCCAAAAATAATTATAATTCTTTCAAAAAAAGTTTGCGGTCTTGAAAAATTGTTATATATTTGTATTGAAATTAAAATCAACAATAATTATGGCAAAAGAAAAAAAAGACTACCTTTCTTTAAAGTTTTCCTTTGAGATTGACGGTAAACTGAAAGGTAAAAAAATTTTTAAGCATATAATTGGCACAAGTAAAGAACCTATTGCCTTTACGCTTGAAGACGTTGCACGTCAATATGCTATTGGTGAATCTATTGCCAATGTATCAGGCACATCATTGGATTATGTTCTTGACGATTGTAAAGAGTTTTTTGGAGCATCCGACGAAGATGTCAAGGTTTTAATGGATAAGTATTGGCACAAGAAGCAAGTGACTTTCAAAGAACTTATTGATTCTTACAAGCCTTTCGTGAAAGAAGATACAGCTGAGTCGGCATTGGTTCAAGATGCCATGCACCGCCTTATTGACAAATTTAGCCGCGCGCCTTTTGAAATTAAACGGGGTTTGATATACACCGTTTTTAAGCACTTTAACGATAGTGATATGGCTAATATGCAAAAGGATATTGATAATACCCCTCAGTATCTTAAAGATATTATTGATGAAAAGATATTCAAGTTACCCGATAGTGGCATCAAAGAGTACAAGCCTGTTAATCCAATTGCGGAGCGTTTTAACAGATTGGATTTTAGAACTTTAAAACCCAATCAACTAAAGCAGTTACAGGATTATTATTTGGCTATTTTAGAAGTCATTAAAGATTAGTTAAGAAAACTTGAAAAATAATCAACAAATGTCAGACTTTATGAAAACCCCTTGCAAGGACTGCCCTTTTAGGATAGATAAAAAACCTTTCTTGCACCCTAATAGGGCTACTGAAATAGCTTATTCTGCACAAAACCCCTATAATTCTTTTTCTTGCCATAAGACTCTTGGATATGATGAAGACCGAGACGGCACTTGCGTTACAAGTGAATCTAAGGAATGTGCTGGATTTATGACTCTTCAAGCGTGTGAAAATGGGAAGCACCCACAAGACTTCATACCGTCTTATGAATTAGTCTATGATAGTTCTTTGGCTATGATGCAAGCTTATGAGAAAGCATGGGAAGGACGTTAAAAATCATTACATTGAAAAAATCGTTTTCAAAATTCAATTCTTAAAGATTTCGATAAAAAGGATAAACCATTGAATTAATTTCATTCATGCCCTTATATCGGTAAGATATAAAGCATGGGCAAGTATCACCATCAGCTTGCACCGTCACCCCCAAGACTTCTATGCGTCCTTCTTGAAGTAAGGCTTCTTTGATGAAAGTCTTTAGGAGATTCCAAAGACTTTCATCATTGCTTCTAAAAATCAATTTCTTTAAGTCACTTCCGTATTCGGGCTTAAAGAAAAGGCTTCCTTTAGGCGTATCAAGTATATGCCTAATACTTTGCTCAACGCTTATCCGTCCTTGTCCTAAGACGGGTCTTCCTCCTACCAAAAGTTTTATTGGGTGTTCTATGGTAGTACCTAAGTAGCTATATCCTATGGAATCTATCATTTCAAACTTACATTTTCAGATAAAAAAGTCTTTGTTTCTAACTTTAGTTTTTGAATAGCTGAAATATCGTCGGGTGAAAAAGGAATCCCTTGTGCATTCTTAGCTTTTGAGATAGTATCAATCAGTTTTCCAAAAAAGCTATCAAGTTTATCCCCAAGTACCGCCTTTTCCGCATCCCCCGAAAGCACCACTTTTTTAGCGTCCACGGTCACTTTATCCTTTTCCATTAAAATACTATCACCGTTAGTATTAGCAATCTTTACAGAGCCTTCTACATCATCTATTAAGACCATTTGACCGCCTTTGGTCTTTAAAAGCAATACTTCATCATATCTTCCTTTTGCTTCTTCGGGCATCTCGTCAGCACCAAACCACCCATAAGTCCACACAGGGCTATAAATGTCGCCCGATTCAAAAAAGAGATTGATAGCGTCACCAATAGAAGGAATAGAGACTATCCCATGATTTGCCCCAGCTACCATGCCAAAGCTATGCACCCACTCCCCGAAGGGAACTTCACCAAAGATAACCGGGCAAAGCACTTTAATTCTACCCATGTTCTCGGGGTCTTTATTGTCTATGCAATAAGCCCGATATATTGAGTAGAACCGCCCAAAGCTTTCTACCCCTTTTTCTTTGATACTATCCTTAATTTCCTTCATCGTATTTTGCGTAACGGTTTTCGTAATTGCCCTTTGAATCAAACTTGAACCTTAGTTCGCTCTTATTCTTTTCACCACCTTCTTCTTTTCCCTTAGAATTATTAATGCTCCCATTGGTCTTTCCGCTTTCAACGGTCATTTTCCCATTAGAACTATCACGCGTCAAAGAAAGTCTTGTGGTTGCCGCCCCTTGACCTATTGAATCGTCTATGTCAGAGACGTACCAATTGCCCGAATGAGCCTTTGCCACGCCCGATAAAGTTACAATATCTCCTACATTAAAAGAAGTGTCCAATTCGATTTCAAGGGTAGCCGTCAAGATTTTCTTTCGTGCCTTCTTGTTCTCGCTTTCCATGTCTTCTCCCCCCGAAGCCCCGAAGCTTCCAAAAGGATTAGGGTTTTGACTGTAGCTTCGTTCTATTGGAATTATTTTGATGATGTTCCCTTTTCTATCTGATTCCGTAGTAAAGCTTGACAAGTCGTCCGTGCCAAAGTTTTGCTTCAAGTATTCCTTAGTTTCTTTCCAAGCCCTATCATTATCCTTTCCTAAATTCTCATTTAAGATATTGGCAGCAACTTGCTGTGAAGCTACATATAGTCTTCCTTTGAATCTTTCGTCCGCGGCAAGTCTTTCTTTAGTAATCCTATCGTTCAACTTCTTAGGACTTGACCTTATATCGTCAAATTGTCTTCTATATCCATCAAGCGTCATGGTGTTTGATATTCCTTGCGCTTCTTTAAAACTCATTGATTTTTCGTAAGTGTACGTAGAAGACTGAAAAGCGGCTTTCAAAGACTTCTTGTCTCTATCAATGGTGAAGGAAGCGATTGAACTCAATGCCTTCTTACGGTGCGCCCCCCTCAGTTCAATCGAAAGGCTTATCAAGTCTTTGCCAAAGGTAAAAAGGCGTTTGGCTTTCTTTCCTAAGTCCGCAGCCCTAAAAACTAACGTATTTGAATTTACAAATACTTCAAACCCTCCTTCCTTTTGCGCCATATATTCAAGAAGTTCAAAGTCGCTCTTGAAGGCTTGGGGTAGGCTTTTATAAGACTTGTAGGTGTGATTAGGTTGTGTTTCTAAAGTCATTCCGTACTTGTCTGCAATCTCTTGGGCTATGCTACTTGCAAGACCACTTCGGGAGACGTTGGAGTTATCTTGCTTTATGGTATTGCCTTTGTCAAGGCACTTTAATTCAATGCTTATAGCCCCACGATAGCTTACCTTAATGTCTGTAATCTTGGTGACGTGAATAGGAGAAGGTATGCCTTGCAAGAAGCCGTATTGGAAGTTCAATAAAGCCCCGTTGACTATCCTTGAATCGTTAGCTAAGTCAAACAAAGGGTTATCCTTGATGCGAATATTCACATAGTCGTCTTTTTCGTTGCTTCTATCATAGCGCAATGATTCTACATAAGTCGATAAATCCCAGGACCCGAGCCACACTTTTACAAAGGCTGTTTTCATATTTCATCATTTGCAAGGATTTCATTTCCTTGAAGACTAAAGCTATTTTCATCATTCGCCAGTATTGGCGTGAGGGTATCAAGTTGAATATCCGTAGGAGGTCTTATTGCGCTTGGTAGTTCAACTATCAAAGAATTGCAATAGTCATTCGGGTCAGCTTCATAGTATTCAATATGTCCGTCAGCGTCCAAGTGTGCTATCTTGTAGCCCCCTCCGTTTTGCATTTCAAAGAATAAGTGAACTCTTTTAGGGGTGCAATTGCCATGAGGGTCAGTCGGTATGGTAGGGGTAGGCGTTCCGTAGTCGGGCAATATATCTCCCCCGCTACTCCCAAAAGACAATGGATAAATTTCGTTGATAGAATAATCTGCTTCTTGGTCATAAGCTTTAATAAATTCTCCAAACTTCTTAGTACCTAAGTCATTCGATAATTCATTGACAAGAAGCTGCGCGCGGAAGAAGTCGGGTATCAAAAAGTATCTACCAACGTAGTTAGAAAGCGCAAAGGGGTTTGAGATATTGTTGGCATCTGCCAATAACCACCACCAATTTTGAGCGTCAACCGTGTATTGAGAATAGTATTTCCAAGAAAGCAGTTCAAGCCTATCGCCCTCTACTACCATGTGCCACCTATCAAGCCTATGCGGTTTGACCGATAGCTTTTCACGAACTAAATAAGGCGTGTCTATTATAAGACCGTAGCCAGTATTGAAAAGATTATCGTTGCTAATTTGTGGCATCTTAGAAGCTATTTAAAAAGTTTGAACGCTTTACACCTTGCTCGGTTTCCTCTTGGCAAAAGCTAAGTTTTACCTTTGCTCTTCGTGGTGCAAGATTTTTTAAATGGTCAAAGTCCATAAGGTCATAAGAAAGGCTTTTGATAATCCAAGACTTGTCCGAAAAGACTGCTCCCATTTGCACCAAGATACTACAAGCCCCCTTTTGGAAAGTCTCGTTCATGGTCTTAGCTTCAAGCCATCGAACATTATTCAAAACGTCTTGTCCGTCTTCTTCTTGGGTGTGAAAGTCAAGTTCCACGGAGAACTCCCTATCTCCGCTTGTGTACTGATAGAAAGGCAAATTACGCCCTATAATATTAATGTCTTCAATCCGCATACCCCTACTAAAGCCCAGCGATTCGGGAACGAATTGAACTATTAAATCCCTATCCGAAGGGTCAGACTTATTGATAAGTCTTATTAGATTTCCAGTAGTAGAAGTTATAAAATTCATTTTTTATTCTATTTTTGCATAAAATAGCATAATGTTAGTAGAGAAATACCTCGTCGGAATCCCGAACTTCAATAGTTCCTTTTGTCAAATCATCATTAAGAATGACTTGACTGTGAATATTTTAAATGCCAAAACCCCTAAATCTTTCTTTGACCGCTTTAATGACTTATCGGAATCTCTAAGACTTCAAAGAAACGACATAGTAGATGTTCAACTTGTAAGCAGTCAAGGCAGTAGCGCAAGCGGAATCGTAGGCGGTGCAATCGTAGGAAGCCTTCTTTTAGGCGGTCTTGGTGCGGTTCTTGGCGGTGTGGCTGGTGCCAGTTCGTCAAATGACTATTCATTGATTCTTAAAATTAAGCATCAAGGAAAGGAACATTCAATGGTCTTTGAAAAAAGCCATACTTGTTTAAAGACTTACCAAGCTATTATAAGTTGGCTTAATTAGCCTATCCCATACCTTGCGTTATCAAAGTCATTTCTTCCTTTAAAGTTTGACCAAATCACTTCACCGTCTAAGATTAGGTTTATCGGTTGCTGTTCAGTAGGTTGCGAAGCCTGTTGAATATTGATAGCACTCATAGCCCCTTGAAGCTGTACGGCTTGCGTTTCACGCATATCCCCCCCGTTGTCTTTCATGTAGTCGGAAGGGGTGTAAGACGTAGAAGTATTTTCTTCTTTTTTGAACCCTGCCCCTTGAATCCATCCGCCTTCTCCAACGCTTATATTATCGGGCAACAAGCTTGCGCCAAAGCCTTTAAGCCACTCCCATATCCCCGAACCTACCTCTTTCATGCCTTCCCAAAGTCCATACATAGCATTTCTTCCCCATTCTTTCCATTCGTCGGGCAAGAAGTGCCAAGCGAGTAAAGCAAACAAAGCCCCTATTAAACCCGCTATCCATCCAAGAGCCATCGAAGAAATACCCAAAGCCCAAGAAAAAACTTTTAAAGCAGCAGTGGCGAAAGCTATTCCTTTTGATAGTGCCGTGAAAATTGCAACTATCCTTACCCACATAAACATACCCCCTGCCACTACTTGACCATAAGCCCAAAAAGCAGCAAGCGTTCCAAAAAGAACCTTTAAAGCGGTTCTTGCCCTGTAAACAAAACTAATCATCGTGCCTATCCCTTGAACTATTCCAAAGACCCCTGCATCTTGCAACTTCTTCACCATAGCAGCATTCATCGTCCAACCGTCATTTGTAAGGTTTTGCATAATCTCCCAAATCCCTTGCAGCACCCCCGCAATCTTTCCGAAAGAACCAATTGAAGTTCCACCATTCATAAAGTTTTGCCATTCCTTGAATCCTGCGGAAAGCATGACTATTGCAGCCGTAACCCAACTAATAGGTCCTAATACATAAGCCAACAAAAGCCCCAACGTTACCAAGAAGCTATTACCCGAAGTTAATAGTTTTCCAACGGCATATAATCCTACAAGAGTTATTGCAAAAGTTCTTATCATTGGTATAAGTCCTCCGAATTGTGTCGCGTATCTTGCAAGTACGCCACCCATACTCATAAACATCATTTTAATGCCACCAAAGACTTTAAAAAGTCCATAGGCAAGCGTGGTGAGTGATGCAAATATCAAGACCAACATTGCCCCCCTCAGTATAAACTTACCAAATGCGCTGCCTGTGAACTCCCGAAGACTATTGATAGTGCCATTCAAATACTTCATCAAGCCTACATAAAAAGGCTTCAAGGATTCTCCCATGTCCGAAAATAGATACTTTATATTTTCCTTGAACATAGCCGTTTGACCGCTTATTGAATTAAGCATCTTTTCCGCTACATTATTCTCTTTTGCATAGTCTGCAAGTACCGCTATAATTTGTTCGTAGGTAGCCTTAGTCTTACTTACGTCTATTCCTTTTTTCTTCAAAAGAGAAATTAGCGGAATGTTAGCCGTTGAAAATTCCCTTATGTCTCGCATAGAAGCAAAACCATTATTGCGAATTTGGGCTAAGTTAAAAGCAGCCCTTTGAAATTGCGGTTGACCGCCACCCGTAGCCATGACCACGTTTGCCAAGTCTCGCATAACCCCCCGCGCTGTCTGTGCATTTTCTCCCCCCGCAATTAAGTCACCAACACCTTTCAATAAGTCTAAGACTTCCACGTTAGGCAACTTCAAAGCATCCCCCTTCAAGTCATTAAAGAAAGCCATAGCCTTATCCTTAGACTTCAAAAGCGTTTCAAGCCTTACCGTAGCTTGCTCAAAAGTTCCCGCCATTTGGATAGCGTACATGACTGGTGCCGCAAATATAGCAGCCCCCCCAATAGCACTAAATCCCGACATCATGCGGTTATAGCCTACTTGGAAGTTTTGCATCGCTGCGGTTTGCCTTTGTATAGTTGAAGTTTGCCGAGCGGCTTGCGCTTGCGCTCTTGCTTGGGCTTGCTGTTGTCTTTCTTGGGATATTCTTTGCGCTTCGGAAAGCCTAAAAGCCGCCAAAGAAGCGGAAGATTGCGCACTTTGTGTCCGCGCCGAAACTGCGGCTAAACGCTGATTACTTATGCCAATTTTATTGGCATTGATTTGATTCTTGACATTATTGTTTGCAGCTTGGTTCAAGGAAGCCATTGAAGCCTTAATACGGTTCGCCACCTTAGTGAAACTATCAATGAGGTAGAACTCCATACCAAAGCCTAAATCGCTTCCCGAACTTGCACTTGCATTTAATGCCATTATTTTTTCATTGAATCTTTTTCAAACTTCTTTTGCTCTTTATGTAGCTTCAAAATTTCCCTTCTTTCGCTATAAGTCCATTCGTAGAACTCGGGGAGTGTCACGGTAAGTCCACCGTAATTCAAAAAGTAATACTCGCCTATGAGTACACTCCCGAAGGGAAGAAAAAATTTGGGTCAGCCAATAAGTTTACCCGAATCATCTTTTCATCCCCAAAAAGACTATCAGCGTTCGGGTGTTCTACTTGAAAGTCTGCCTTAACCTTTCCTTCTATTTCATAGACTTGTCTTCTTAAATCTTCGATTGACATTAACCCTAAATCGTCAAGATTTAATTTGATAGGGGTGTTCTTTGTCAAGTATGTAGGGTTTCTGCCAATTAAATCCAAGTGGCTTGAAACGTCCTTTTTCTTGGTCAAAGCCAGCATCTTTTCCGAGCGTCCATCCAATAAGCTAAAGGAGACTTTTCCTTCGTACCGCTTTATGGTCACTTCATGCTTTCTTTGAATTTGGTCATATTCTACTACTTGGAAGCCATAAGGCTTAAATGAGACATCCGACATCTGTATAACTACATCATCTTCAATAGTCCTTCCGTCTTGCTTGTACTTTACGGGTACTTTGAAGACTTCGGGAAACTCCAAAGAGAACTGACGGGCTTGAAACATAGCCCAATTCCTATCAGCCGTAAGCATACCTTCCACAAAGTCTTGGTCAATCGCCTTGACGCTTCCTACTCTTACAATGATGTCGGCAAGAATGACATTCATAGAATCCGTCACACTTCCTTCTTGCTTGGTCAATAGCTTTTGATGCTTCCCTTGAAATTCTTTCACTTCACACTCGACACCCGAAGGGAGCGTGAATACATGAGTTAAATTCATCTTTGTTACTTTTGAAATGATTTTTGAATAATGATTAGAATTTTCGTTAAGTCTTAGGCTTCGATAGGGTCAAACAAGTATAAAGCTTGCTCTTCAAAAATAGAAGTAGCTTCTTCAATGGTTCCATCCGTAAGGACAACCTTTGCCTTTTGCCCCGAATACTCCGAAAAGCAAATACGCTTTCCTACTTCCGCTTGTTGGCACGAAGGACCTACTGCGATAATAGTTCCGAAGGCTTGTTTTTCTTTTGCGTCTTCGGGAATTATTAAGCCCCCTTTTGTGCGCTCAACTGCGGGGTCTTGTAAGAAAATTACCTTGTTTCCAATTGGTTGAATGTGAGAATACTTGTTACCCATTGTTCCTTTTTATTTAATTAAATAAATTTTTGATTCTTTCTAAGAAAGAAAGAATATTTGAACTAAACAAGTACCTAAACAAGAAAAGGCGAAGCCATTACAGCCCCGCCCTTCTCTATCAAATCAAACAAAAGTAACCGCTTTTAAGCCTTCTCTACATCATAGATAGCTATTGTAGCTTCTTCAATGATTAGTTCGGGGTCTTCTCCGCGCTTCATGGAAGTCTGCGAGATTTTAGTAGGAAAGCAATTGAGCCATATATTAAGCCCAATGGTGATGCCTAATTCATTGACTTCCCTTACAACAATGTTCCGAGGAATCGGGTTAGAAAGCCAATTGAATAAGAAGTTCTCAAAGCCTACCATAGGTTTGACTTTCTTGATAGTAGCATCCCCAATCTTCTTTTTAGCCGAAGGAATTTTTACATCGGGAAGTCCTGCGTAATTACCATAGGTCAACGCTGGACGCTCTATTTCGGGCATATCAATCTCTTGGATAAGAAGTACGTCAATACCGTCTATTTCTACTTGAAATAAATTGTTCTGTCTCATTAGATTAGTTTAAAATTGTGAAACGGATTCCTTGCATTGACGCAATCATTTCTACTCTTATATAGCGTAAAGTAGCCTTGAATTGAATTTCAAGAACCACTTTGTAAATTCCTATATTTACATCAGCAATATTGTTGATTTTGATAAATTCTATCTTGTCAACATCTTGGTCGCCAAAATACTTGTAATCATAGATTCCTCCCTCAGTCTTATACCTATCCATTATCACACGGATAGCTTGGTGAAGGTTTCTCCAAGTAGGAATGTCATTCAGCTTTCCAATATACTTCCGATAAATCGGCTTAGTGTTCGCAAAGATGTCTTGCAACAACTCCACGTTGCCCGTAAAGCTAAGAGCCGAAAAGTCTTGTTGAAGCGTGAAGTCTCCCCAAAGCATGATAGCTTTCGTGTCGTCTTGAATGATAGCGTTTAAGCCAGCGTTATAGACTGCATCAGATTCAGATTGTCTTGAAGGAATATCAAGATTATAAACCACGCCCACGGCTTCTTCTACAAGGTTATAAGGCTGCATGGAAAAGGCGTTCCAAACTTTTCCAAACTTATTTTTCTTTCCAATAGCTATTGCTACGTCAGCCAACTCCGATAATTCCACGATAATTCCCATCAAATCTACCGTCTTTACCCCGCCCGTCAACATGAAGGCTTGGTAAGAGTCAATTGGAAGTCCGCTATAAGGGGCTTCGCAGTTGCGATACTTCACCGCTAAGTCTCCCGTAATCCCAAGAGGAGTCCGTAAAAGTGCAATGATGTTACGCATCTCGGAGTAGTCCACAATAGCCCTATCTACTTCGTTTAAAGCTACATCGGGGCAACTAAGGAACTTAATTCCTTGCTCATTATCAAAAGCATAGATACCCGTCTTTTCATCTTGACTTCCAACGTAGTCCGAAGCCGTAATAGTTCCCGTATCAGTTCCCGAAGCTAAAACAAGTGTTTGACCGCTTGCAATAGTCTGACCTACTCCCGAAGGCTTTATAGACACGTACCGTAAAAAGGCGTTAGCCAATTCTACCTCACTTGCCGTAGGCGTTCCCGAAATGGTGTAAGTCTCTACCGTAGAGCCACCCAAAACCACACTTAGAACCACATTACCACGAGCATCTAAAGAAGTCTTGACCACTAAAGAGTTACCCCAAGACCCCAAAGACTTTGCTTCAAAGTTGCCCGATTCTGCCTTTGTGCCTGTGTAGTCTCCGTTTGCGTCCACATGAACAACACGGCTTATAAGAAGTTTTGCACCTCCTTTCAAAGCCCTTTTACAGAGTTTTGGAAAGTTGCTTGAAGCCAAGTCACCCCCGAACTTTTGCGTAAATTCAAGTTCACTTTGCACTAAAGTAGGCTTGTTAGGCTCCCCCATTTGTGTAGGACCTACCCAAGCAAAAATATCATCAAGAGAGTTTGAAGTGCCTAAATCAGTCCGATTTATCACAGCCACATCTACTCTTGGCGTTCCATTATATCTACCCATTGTTAAATATTCATTTAGATAAAACAAAAAAGTCACCTGTGAAATATGGATATAAAATATCGCATAAACAAGTGACTTTTTATTTATTTTTTAGGCTTTAAGCCTTATTTCTTAGCCGATAAGTCTGCTACTTCAATTTCCTTGTAGTCTCCCGTAATTCTAAGAATAGGGGTCACGTAAGAAATTCCGCTTGCTTCCATTTCGCCTTGACAGATTTCCAACTTCCTTGCGTCAGACTTCTTGTCAATTTCCGCAAATCTTACCTTTAGCTTTTCAATATCAATTGTCAAGTTCACCTTTTCTATTTCCGCTTCCTTATCAACGCTTTCAAGGCGTTTAGTAGCGATAGGGGAAAGTTCAATGATGATAGAAGACTGAACTAACGGCTTAATCTTTTCGGGGGCGACAAAAGGCTTCTTTGCGCTTTCCGAAGCGGGTCTTGCGAGTTCTACGCGCTTGGCGGTATTTTCAACAAGTTCCTTTGGAAGTTCTATCGGTTCTTCCGAGCCTTGAATAGTGGTGATAGGCTTTTTAGAGCCTTTGATTAGCTTGTTAGCTTTGCTTGATACTTTCATTGTTACTTTTGAATTTTCGTTAATTAATAATAGTTCCTTAATCCCTCAAATACTTAAACACCCCCTCCCGAGTCTTCACCACAATAACCCCTTTTGCAAGGGTGTAGAGGTTAAAAGCACCCTCGGACGTTCCTAAGAGTTGACCGAGGGTGTTGTAGGCTTCTATGCGACCATCGGCATACACCACACCGTCCAAAAGGCTTGTGATAGACTTTGTGTCGTTTGACACGTTCACTACCTTGAATGTTGTAGCCTTTCCGTCTATGTCGTATTGCCTAAGTCTGTAATAAGAGACTTCAAAAGACTTGGAATCGTGCAAGTAGTCATATAGGCTATTTGAGCCTTTTGCCTTGACGGTTGCAATAGTTTTAAAAGACTTTCCGTCATTGGACAATTCCACTTCAAAGTGACTGTTATTCACCTCGCTTGCTGTTTTCCATTTCAATATGATACCCTTCTCAGTAGATGTAGCGGTGAAGTAGAGAAGTTCGACGGGCAATGTCGTGCAATCGGTCAATACATCGAATGTGGTGTCTTGACAGGCTGCTACGTGACTGTAATCAAATTTGTAGCTGCACGGAGGTAATGGTTTCTTACTTTTCACATTATTGAAAAATAGAATAGTGCCATTGACTGAATATTCCCACCGCTTACTGACTACATTGAACTCAAATAGGCGGTTGCCCGATTGATAGACGTTGTAGCCACTATCGTTTAGGGTAGTTTTCGGGAGTACGTAGGTGGTGTTTGTGCCACTACTGCACCCCTCGCTAATCGTCACCGTTTGCGATAGCAAGGCAACTGATAGGAGACACAAAAGGGTTGTAAGGCATCCTTTAGGCTTTATTGGGGTTTCGGTGATAGTGGGTTTTGACCACGTCTTTTTAGTAATTGTCTTTGACATTTGATGCAAATTTTAAATAAAAAAATAGGTTTAAATATTGTGTAAGTTACTGAATATCAGCAACTTACACAAATATTTTATACTAAATTTTACTTATTCTCGCAATACAAATTCGTACCTTCCGCATGGAATATGAGCGTTTCGGAAGTGACCGCATACGCTCCCATTGCTGTTCCATCTTTTTTGTAAACATTGCTTGGGAACGTGTAAACTACCCCCGTGTTAGGTGCTACAAACCTTATCCTGTAAATGCCTCCGTCTCTTACATTAGTCACCGTGGAACTTGCAAAGAAGTCACCGTTTTGTACTGTGGTGAGTACGTAGGTAACTTGTATGCCTTGGTCGAAGTCCAAGGCGGGTGTTGAGGAGGTGGTGAGGGTGAGGGTTTTGCTCTTAACCCTTGAATCGTCTGCTATTTTCACAAATGCTAACATTCCACTAGCATAATTTTTCTTGACATACGTTGCATTTGAATCACGTATGCTTATTATCGAACCTAAGCCGAGTCGGTTCAAATATAACGTGTCGTGAGTAGGATTATAATTTTTCAAAAAGAAAATTCCGTTGCGTATATCATTCAACGAATCCCTGTAACCAACCTGAAATCCTTGCATACGCCCATTTCTAAGTGTGTCAAATTGGGCTGTGTTTGTTAATACAGCCCAATTCGTACCATCGGTTGGATATAAACTTCCAAAGCCGTCGAAAGGCAAGTTTGCCGCCCAAAGACGATTATAGTTATTGTAGTTGAAAATAGAGAAAGGATTAAGTACACCGTTTGTACTGCCAGCTTCTATGACTGTCTTTGTAGCAAATGACTGATAACCAGATTGTCGTGCAGAGAATCCACTGCCATCAAGTTGAGACTCGTGTTGTCGACTTTTAGTTAAAGGATTCCAATAAGAAGGCGCAAAAGTGTTGTTTGATATTTTCAAAAACCTACCACTACCCGAATAAAGAGAGTCAACTGCTATCCCAATGGCGACTTGATGATAACGCCAAGTTGCATTCCCAATATTATTAGTAGAGCCGCCACCTATTTGAGTAACACCCGTTTGTCTTCCTGCTGTAATGAGTTGCGTATTAAAATTACCACCTATTTTTAAAAACGAGCCCGTATCTGCTTTAGCCAATAAAGAGGCGTTTATTGCCGCATCCCCCGCCACTCTCGCCGCACTCTCCGCACTAAGCGCACTCACATCAGCCTTTTGACCCATCAAAGTCTTTAAAGCTGCCACTTCCACCGCAAGGCGGGAATTAGGCGAAATCTTGTACCAAGCTGTCAGACTGCCATTTTCTACCTTCGCCATAAAAATATTATTGTCTCTAATGGTAGTTGTAGAGAAACCCGCTTCGCTGTAACTATTCGTCGCTGCATCGTAAAACGTTGACACCACGGGTAATGTCGCTTGACTGTTAGCATCGTAAGTGACACCGTAGGCGGTGTTTGAAAAGTGGATAGCGTGCCATCCGTTTTTCATGCCCGAATAGTCTATTGAAATAGGGCTATTAGGAGTGAACCCTGCATAGTGAAAACCTACTACAAAACTCTTGATAGAGTCTATTAAGGCACTCTTAGTCGCTAAGTCGCTGCGGAGTTGTAGGTTGAGGTTGCCGAGGTCGGTGGTGCTTGCTTTAGAAGCTATTGAAGCAGCCGTAGCACTTGTAGCAGCATTCACGGAAGCGTTCTTGATGTCTCCCATAGACAATTGAAGATTCACCCGCTTGCCGTTTACAACGGCATTATGGGTAATAACTTTCAAAGAATCGTTATAGACTGCCGCAGGGTAGTTATTAGGATTCTTAGGGATTAATTTTTGACCGTTAGGCAAAGTAACGGTGTCTTGTTGAGAGAAGCATGAAACGCTTACAATGCTCAAAAGAAGAAAGAAAAATAACTTCTTAATCATGGATTTTGAAATTTTCGTTATTAAAAGATATTTACTTAAAATAGAAATAAGTGAGTAGTTAAACTACCCACTTATTCTATAAAAATCAAATTTTAGATAAGATTTTAACTACAAAACGGTTTCTCCATCATCATTTACGATAACGCCCCCATCTTCATTAACCGTCATAGGGGAGACTAAAAAGGGTTCGTCAATACGTTTGTAGCGAAGTCAGAACCGCCTGTAAATACATCATAGACTAAGTGTCCGTCACCATCAAGGTAGAACTTCTTAGTTACAGGCGTATTGTCAGCCAATACACCGCTCATGTAGAAGTAAGTACAAGTTGTATCCCACATCTTTTTAGCATAGTTGCCCGTCTCTTTCAAGAGGTTATGCAAAGTAGTAGGTGCAAAGATACCCGCATCCATGATACCGCTTTCGTCATACACCGTTTGGTTTTGGTAAGCGAAGTTGAAGCCAGTAGCACCAACCGTCAAACCGCTATTACCCGCAGCAACCACGCCTTCAAACACTCCCGTAGAAGGATTGTAAGTCACACCGTTTTGTGCAGACAACCAAGAGCGAACCGTAGCTTGCGTCAAGTTAGGAACTTGAATTTGCGTGAAGTCCGATTGAGTACCAGTCGCCCCGCCATTGTGAACAAAAGCCATAGAAGACGCTGGGAATAATACCATATCACCTTCTTGAAAGTTTGTTCCTGTATAGCTTGTAGGCAACCACGCGCTAATGTCACCCGTAGGTACTACCGTTACCGTTCCAATTGTTAACGGAGTAATATTTAATTCTCCATTTGTGATTGTAGCGTAAGGAGCAGAACCAGCCGAAACCGTTAAGGCTTTAGCGTAAGCACCGTTTGCGCGCGCTTCGATAGTATTACCCGCATCGCTTGACACGTTGAAAGTAGCACTAATCGCACCAGTAACAGCATTGTAAGAAGTAGAAACAACGTTACCCGCTTCACCCTTCACCAACACATAAGCACCGCTTGCGTCTTTTGCCAACACGTTGTCCGCAGTTGACTTGATAATCAACTCGCTTGAAATAACGCCATTGGTTACGCTTGTAGAAACTGCTTGACCGTTAGTAGCTGTGTAAGCAACATCGTCAACAAACACAAATCCACCCGCGCCATCAGCCGACAAACGTTGTCCTAACGTAGCACTACCCGAAGTAGCACCAAAGACGAACTTACCGTTAGAAAGGCTTACCGTAGCAATACCACTTCCTTCCGCTTCGATAACGTTGTTAGCCAACGTCAAAGCGTGAGTAGTACCACCTACTTTCATGGTAGCAAACTTAGCACCCGAAGCTACTAAAGTGTACTTGTTACCATTACGAGCGGTGTAAGGACCAGCAACATCGGGCTTTGCAAACCACTCGTCGTTATCCACTAAATAAGTCATCAAAGGTTCGATAAAAATGCCAGCACCTTGAAGGAACGTAGCAACCGAAGCCTGTGAGAATGTAGCACCGTTATTCGTAACGATACTTTTCGTTTTCAAAACACCCATAGGAATTTAGAATTTTAGAAATTAAATAATCAATTGAAAATTTCCGTTACGATTGTTTGTGTTTGATTACTTTCTTCTATATCTACCCTTATCTCTATAATAGGGCTAAATATTCTTTCATCTTCCTTAATGTGCATATCCAAGAATAAGTCTTCCACGTGAAAGGTAAACACCCTTTCATAGAAGTCGTACCTTGAAGCATTGTATTCGCCTTTCCAAACCACCCGAAAGTCCAATCCCTCAGTACCCAGCCTTTCCGAAAGACAAGGGAGCCTTTTAATCATGCCAAAGACTTTTGCAACTATATCATGTGCCAGTAGTTCGTAGTCAGCGTTATCGGTAGCGAATCGAACTTCGTAAACAAGCGTCCGAGAGTTTTCGGGCATCTTATAGACTTTTATGCGTTCCACGCCATTTTCTATAACTCTTTCTTCTACCGTTCCACCCCCAAACAACTTTCCTTTTAGAGTATCTACACGGTCTATGACGAACCTTGAAAGTTCTTTCATATCCCTTGACTGCCACGGAGCGGGTGCAAAGACGTCTATCAATTGACCTTTAGAAGCCCTTATGGCTTCCCTTTGCGCTTCATAGTCTGCACCAAGAATGTCGGGCAAATAGCCCAACCTTACAACTTCTTTACGTAGGTGTTCATAGATGCTTTTATCTATATCGTCTATTGTCAAGAAAGTCATTATACGCTTTTTAGAAGGTAGTAAAGAATCTTTGAAGGACTATTTACGCCTGTTTGTTGCCAAATTCTTAGTTCATCCACCGAAGGCTTCCACAATGGTCTTGAAGGGGTATTTGTGCCGTCTCCAAACTCATTATTGTAGGCTACTTGGGCTAATGGTGTTCCATCGGGATAGGTTACGCTACTTGGAACGCCTACCATAGCCGAATCTTCATTCGACACACCTTTGATGTTATTCAAGAGCGTTTTAGAATCTTCTAAAATTCTATCATGCCCCTTTTCTTTTATCCGTCTATCCGATAAGGCTTGCCAGTTGAGGTCTTGGTAGATGATGTGATTCATCACGGTTCTTTGACCTTTTTCCGCTAACTTTTTTAGAATATGGATTCTCGTTTGAGTTCCATATTTTTCAAGGTTATGAGTAATCTTCATAGCCTTATTCCAGTTCCCCCGTCTTTTGAACATCTTAAAACCCTTTATGCGTTTTTAGCTATCTTAGTTCCACTTACATAAAGAAGTATTGAGCGGTGTTCAAAATTCCCATCAGTGCGCCAGTCTTCTACCCTATAAGTCTCCCCGTCCACTACGAACAAATCCGAACTACTTTTCAAGTTGACCGTGTTGGGAAGTGTGAAAAGTCCATGGATTTCTGCCACTTCTACATTCATCATTACCTTAACATCAAAAGGCTCGGACATTCCCGAACTTTGCGGAACACCATCGTTAATTTCAAGGTTCGGGTATTCTACATAGCAAAGAATAGTCCTTTCGTTGTATTCCGTAGCTTCCCCTTTTCCCCAACGGTCTTTAGCAATCTTCTTACTTTTGAAGAGTACGGGAGTCTTGCAAAAAGTGTCCGTGGTCACTTCCGAAAGTACAGCCCGTATCTCGTCTCTGTCTTCTTGTGTCAATAAGTCCATTATCTACAACCGCAGTTTTCACGAATCATTAATAAGGGAAACTCCATCATGCCACCTTCCACTTCTATTGTGTAGGCGTTATCGTCGTTTATGTCAATCACACACCCGATATTCCTTGCCTTTCTCCTAACGTCTTCTTTAAGCATCCTTAGAAGTTCCCCAATCTTTACAATCATGGGGTTATTCCGCAAGTCTCTTTGCTCAAATTCCGCTTCCGCACTTCCCGCCTTTGCCTTCTTGATGAACCTTTGACCGCTTGCTGTTTCTAATGAAAGTCCTACTTTTGAAGCTTCATCAATAAGCTTTCTTAGAAGATACCGCCAAGACGCAAAGTCGCCTATAATAGACCTTTCGATAGGGTTATAGTATTGAACGTCACCTACCCTTGCCCAGTCCTCTTGACAAATATTGTCAGCGTCATAGTAAAACCGCTTTCTAAAGCAAGTTTCCATCTCTACAAAGACATCTTGAACGATACCATCCATCGCTGGGTCAGCATCAAAAATGCTTGTAGGAAGCTTGGATTGAATCACCGAAAGTATAGTCAAGTCAACTGCGCTCATTTACTTAAAATCTTTTATTCTTTCAAAAAAGAAAAGCCTTTTTATTGAATAAATCAAATAAAAAGGCTTTTAAAGTCTTTATTTTTTACTATTATTTTTCTGCCACGCCTTCTTGTTTTTCTCCAGTAGGCTCTTGGACTTCTTCTTTAGTTTTTCCTTTAGCATCAGCCTTTGGCTTAGTCTCCTTGACTTCTTTAGCTTTTCCCGTAGATTCCGTAGGCGTTCCTTCGGTAACAACCAAAGCCCCCCGACGAATACCCTGCTTTATCATTTCCGTTTCTTCTACTTCAAAGGGTTCTGCGCCATGAATGAGCATAGGTCTTTCTTGGGTAGAATCAATATAAGAAGCCCCTGCGTCTTTTAGCTTTACAAATATTTTTGCCATAATTTTAAAATTAATATGATTAATTCAAAAAAGGGGTTTTAGAATAATTCCAAAACCCCTCAAACCTTTATTTATTCACCTTCAAATTTTTACATTGCACTACGACCACGTAAAACCGAAGTCTCAATAGGCTTAGGGTCCATGTACACAGGGAAACCACCCACTTGACCAGCAGTTTTGTTGTAAGTAATAGAATTATTAATAAGCACCACCGCATCTTGGAACATCTTAGCGAAGCCTATACGAGTCTTCAAGTAAGTAGCCGAGATACCATTTTGAACAATTCTTTCACTTTCCAAAGACATTGCTTCTACCATCAACTTGACCATAGCAGCGTTCTTATCCAAAGCTAAGATTGTATTTTCTGCAATTGCGCCATGAATCATCAAATCACCCTTTGTAGGAATGTTGGTCTTTAGCATCAACTCGCCACGAGTAGTAGGACCATCGTATCCACGGAACTCTTCTAAGTCCAAAAGGTCTAAAGCCGTTTCTTCGTCCGTCATAAGACAAGTGAAGTCACGACCCATTCTTGCACCGCGCGCCCACATTCTTGTAAGGTCACGGTAAGCCCATGCACCCGTAGTCTTAACACCAATAATAGGTGCTTCTTCGCCAGTTTGGTTGCCATTGATAGCAATAGCGATAAATAAAGCATCAAGAGCGTTATTCATGCGTACAGGCATATCCGCAAGGAACATTGACACCATATCCAAAGACACATACTTGATAACTTCGTCAGTAGTCTTTAATCCAATACCCAATTTGAAGGTGTTAACCGTCTTTTGGTCAAAGCTAAGAGAACCCATTTTCAAAGTGTCTCCTTCACCGATTACCGAAGGCATAGCATCAGCCATGTCAATAGTAGGCATCTTTGCTTCGGGCTGCGATAAAGAAACGGTGTTCGCTACAAGCCCCTCGTGCATCGAAGGCTTACGAATACCCAATTTCATAGCTTCCAAGATGATTTCTTGAATCAACCAGCGATAGCCTTGATTGTATTCGGGCTTGCTCCAAAGCTTTTCAGAAGTGATACGGGAGGGTTCAATTCCCAAACCGATTCTTAGGAAGTCATTAACGCTTTCAAAGCCATACATAGACTTTACGGCTTCCGCAAAGCTAATGTCAGTCACACCAAATTCTTCATGCGTACCATTACGCATAGAGTTTAAGCGACGACAAAGGCTTTCCATGTCATACATGACAGCACTTGAAAGTTTTGAATGAGAGTCTTGCTCACCCTTAATTTCCAAGTTCATTACTTTAGACTTGTCAAAAATTGACAACTTTTCTTTACCGTTTTTCGTAAATTCGGCAACGGCAACGGCAATCTTTTCAGCCCTTGAATCCAAAGGCAATACTTCTCTGCTCATATTCTTTTATTAAGAAAGTTCAATGATAATTTTAATTTACTTTGTTACTTTGTCCGATTATCAATGACTTAGACTTTGTGAGAAGTCGAAAGAATACCTACTTGAATGTCGGCACCAGCCGCAGCACTTGAAAGAGCCACGCCAATAGCGTATTCACCCGAAGCAGCCACCGCTACACGTACTGCAAAACCCGCTACCGAATGAATTGCCACCGCTTGACCAGCACTTACAGCAGCTTGAGCCACCGCCACAAGTTCCGCCTTGAACTCTGTCAAAACACCTACACATGGCTTACCGATATGGTCATTGTTTTTGGGAACGTGAACGATGCCAATAGGCTTATCTGCTTTAGTAGCAACAACTACTTTTGAAGTCGCATCAAGTTTTACAGGAGTACCTACGGGTGCATCAAAAGCTGCATCGCAATCGAAAGTAATGTGCAGTGATGCAATGACGTGCATTTGCTCAACCCTCGTGCGTGGCGTATTTGAATTTAGTCTTAAATTCATCTTTATAAATTTTAGAATTTTCGTTAAACAATAATATTAAAAGCCCCCACAAGGGTTAATTACTTACCACCTAAGAAAGTGTTATTTTCCCCTTGCTTCTTACGAGCCAAGTTATCAAACCCTCCCTTATAGATTTCTACTACTTCATCGTCTTCGGGGTCTTTCTCAGACACCGTAGAACGGAAGTTGATTTCCTTAGAACCACACTTGACACACTTTCCATGAAGTTCCTCCCCGAACTGAATACCGAAAGACTTTGCCAAAGACACAATCTTAGTTTCATCAGATTCCTTGAAGAGTTCGATAATCGTTTCGTCAACGTCAGCCTTCTTTGCCAATTGCAAAGCGCGATACTTGGCTTCCGCATCAGTACGAAGTTTTGTCAACTTATCTTCTTGCTTGCCTTTCAAAGCATCAAGTTCTTTCTTGAAGTCTTCATGCTCTTTGCGAAGCGTTACCAAGTCTTGACCAAAGACCACATTTTCTTTTGAATAAGAATCGAAGTCTTGACCAAAGATTTCTTTAGCCTTATCCGATACCTTTTGAAGACCCACAAGGCTTTTATTGCCTTCTAAAACGTCCTTCATTTTTTCAATGAAAACTTCTTCATTTGCAAAATCAGCTTCTGATAAGCCGAACTTTCCTAAGAAGTATTTAAAATTTCTATCCATTTTATTAGAATTTTCTTTATTGAACTCTTTATTTAAATCTTGATACGCTTTTGATAAACCTAATAAACCTTTATCAAATCCGCAAATAATTTTGTAGTTATTTGCCGTTTCGGGAGATTTTTCATTGAAGTCGTCCTTAGACAACCCCAAAGCCTTATGTATGCTTATTTGACCAAAATCTGGGTTTACTATCTTTCCGTCTTCATCAAGGAGTTTTGCATAGCCATCTGCCCCAAGATGTACCAAAGAACACTCATTGATATTGTAGATAGTCTTTACTACCCTGCGACACATTGCCCCATCCTTTTGGATAGTTCCGATATTGTCATAAAAGCCCCAACGGTCTTCAAAGGTGTGTGATGCTTCCCAATCAAATTCTATCCCTACACTCACCGAGAAGATAGCACCCATTTCAATAGACCTTGCCAACTTCAATCCCATATCATTAGTAATGTCTATTGCAAGAGTTCCATTCACACCCGAAGGGACTTTCACGTTCCCTTCAAGCATATACACGTTATCCCACCAAACTTTCTTAACCATACCCACAGCGTTCTTAACTTCCCAAGTATCATGGTCAGTATAGACGGGCTTCTTTTCAAAAAGACTTAAAGCGTCTTTCAATACACTTCCTTCGGAAAAATCACAACACTTCCAAGAGTCCGTTCCAACGATTGTTGAAGAAAGCATACGGAAGTCCGCTTCGTAGAAGTCTTCGGGTTTTAGGGCTACTGAGGGGGGAGCGTCCGAGCGCATCGGGATAGCAGTAGCTTTAGCGAATTGGGAAAGCTGAAAGCCGCCTATTGAAGACTTATCCTTTCCAATCACCATATTGAAGTTTAGGGTTTCCCTATTTCTCTTTTTCATTAATTTACAGGTTTAGGTTTATTATTCCCCCCGCCCCCGTTGTCGGGCTTAGAAGGGTCTATTTTAACAGGTGCTTCCTTAAACGCCCTATCATAATTCATTTCTTTCGCAGCTTGCGCTTGACTTATAATTCCTTCGTCACGAAGCAAGATAGTATTTTGAATATGCAGTTGACGGGCTTGTGCATCTCTTAGCTTATCCTTCGTGTTTGGTTTTTCAAACTCCACGAACAAAGATTTAATAGGGAATCCAGCCAATACAAGTTCCTTCAAGTATAAGTCTTCCAAGAAAACTACAAGACATTGCTGGTAAGCTTCAAGTTGACCAGTCCACTTCTCAAAGATTACCCTTCCAATAGCTTCCGAGGTATTGAACGGACGCCCAAAGAAAATAGGGTCTTGCTTTAGACCCGACATCTTCTTTTGGTCAATGAGTTCTACCAAAGACCTTGCAGCAGTTCCGTCACTTGTGGAGTTTTGCACATCAAATTGGTGAGCGTTCTTGAAGCCTAAAGCGATTCCATTCCGATAGCCTTCTTCAATTTGTGGCTTAATCTTATCCAAGTATCTTTCGCATCTATCATAATATAGTTGGTCAGATTCTCCTTGCTTCTTTGCTGGAGCATTAACAAGCACCGAAAGGAAACCCATGACACCGTGCTTTTTCGCCACATAGCGAAGGTTATCTACAAGGTAGTCGTCTATGTCAATATCCCTAAGAGCCGCCAAGAAAGGCGGTATGCCGTAAGGATTTTCATTGATTCTGCCTAAGCTAAGGTACTTATAAGTGAATTGGTTTAGCTTTATAGGTTCTACCGAGCCTAATTGTGCAATATTTTGGAAAGGTTCATAATCGTCTTCCTTGATGTTCCTTCTAAAGACTATGTGCTTATGCGGAACTAAGTAAACTCTCTTGACACCCTTCATATCCCTTCTTATCCCCGCTTCTGCACTTATAGCACCAAACAAAGCTAATTGAGTCAATAGGTCATTCTTTAAAGCCCACATACCGCCCCTATACCAAGTCTTTTCCGCATCGCTCATATACTCTTGGGCTTTCTTTATAACCTCTTCAGACGTGCCTTCTGCGAAGTGCAAAAGGTGAGGTCTATTGGCAAGCTTCACCACGTTTTCAGTAGCGTTTGAAACGTCACCGTTCCATATTGCCATAGTTTCAAGCGTTTCAAGTATTTCCTTTCTATACTTGGGCTTTATCTCGTGCCAAGCAGTCTTTCCTTGCAAGAAGTCCGAGACTTCCGACACGGAACTTCTGCCCGAAGAAACAGGCTGCTCGTTCACGTAAACCGTAGGCGGTCTTTTAAGTGAAAAGGGATTTGATAGTTCTATATTCGTGAAAGGAATCTTCATATTTACATAAATACTTTAAGGTATTTATCCAATATAGCCATTAAATTTATTTTACAAAATATTTTGTTTTTTCAATAAAAAATTATACATTTGTATTATTAAATAATTAAACAAAAAAGAAATGAAAATCCTATTCTTTGATACCGAAACTACTGGCTTACCCCCAAAAGGCTACAAGCTAAATAAAGACACGGTTCACCTATACCCTCACCTTGTCCAATTGGGGTATCAATTATATGAAGATGAAAGGCTTTTGGGTGAATCGGGCTTCTTAGTAAAGCCTAATGAAGACTTTGAAATAAGCCCAAGTGCTTTCAATGCTCACGGCATTTCCAAGGAAAGTATTTTGAAAGACGGGGTACACCCTGCGGAAGCCTTGCATGACTTTTTTGAAATAGTTAAAGGAATAGATGTATTGATTTGTCATAATTACTGGTTTGATTCCATGCTTATTGAAGCCGAGTGCCTAAGACTTGGGTTAGAAAACCTATTGCCTTACCGTGGTCACTTGTGTACTATGGAAGCTACTACAAGCGTCTTGAAGATTCCTTCACCTTACTATCAAGGCAAATTCAAATTCCCAAAACTTACAGAACTTCACCTGTGGCTTTTCGGGGAAGACTTTGAAGGGGCGCATAATGCTTTGAATGACGTGAAAGCTACTGTTAAATGCTATTTTGAACTTAAAAAAAGAAATTTAATATGAGTACAATAATAAGAGACGAAGCCTTATTTTGCCTTAATTGTGGCGAAAGTCACAAATTAGTCTATCCAATAGGCATCAAAGAGATGTCTAAAAAAAATAGGTCTTTTGAAACCTTGCATAAGGACTGCCTAAAAACTTGGGTAGAGCCACAAGCCGATATGTCGCAAAGTGAAGTTGACCGCATTAAGTGGTGGTTTGAGAATGGCGAAAAGGGAGCGTCTTCTAAGGCTATGATTTGGATTTGCTACGGAATAGGAAAGTCCGACACGTCACACCCTTACGACCCCGACGATTTTAATAGATGCTACAAACTTGTCAAGTTTGTTCCCGAAATAAAGCAACGCTTTCATTTTCTTAAAGAAGTAGGCAAAGAGTGGTCAAACCTTTCAGATAATTGGGATAAGCTAACAACGATGCTTGATGAGCAATTGCAAACCAAAAAAGACAATGGTATGTATGAATTTATGAAGACTTTAATCTATTAAAATGAATAAAAGAATAATTCAGTTCATTCGCTACCAAAGATACGGAAGCTACAAAACTTCTCCTTACACTACAATAATGAATCTTACCTTTAATAAAGGTGATTCCTTAGAAATTATTGGGGAAAGTTCAACGGCTTATCATGTGGTTGACCCTAAAACAAACGGAAATTATTGGATAGACAAAAACCTTTTATAGAATGTGCCAAATAGTAGTAATTAATAGAGGAGAAAAAGAATTAGCGTGTCCTAATGACTTAATCGAACATTTTAGCTTATCTTCTGAACAAGTTGAAAAGCATCTTGACGAATATACCCCACAAGAAAGAAGCATGAAAGACTGTTGCATTTGTAGTGTGGATATAGATGAACTATGAAAGACTTGTCGGTAGAGTATAAAGAAATTGATGGAAATTATTACATAGGATTAGTTAATGAATAAAAGTAAAAAAGCCTAACTATTATGAGTAGTTAGGCTTTTGAATTAATGCTTTCCGCAAGACATCCGCCCGAAGGCTTCGGAGTTTAGGTTAAAAGTCTTTAGATAGGACTTTTAAAAAATTCTGTTACAATCCAGCGAAAAGCAATTCTAACACAAAGATATATCTTATTTTCAATATTCCAAATATTATCCACCAAAAGCCATAGGAAGACCAAAACTTTGCAGCCTATATGCTTTTCTTACCCAATTACCATAGACAAAAGCATCCGCAAGGTTCGGAGACTTTCCCCCAAGTCTTTTCTTAATCGCTTCTTTCTTTTCCACCGCCACGGCATTATCTGAAAGCGCAAAGCGAATGACTGAAAGTTCCTTTTTAAGCCTTTCAAACAATGCCCTATCTTTCAAGGCGATTCTTAGCTTCCCCGCTCGTAGGTCTTCCCGTGCTTCCCAATACATTTGAGAACGCAAGTTCGCAAACTTATACAAAGGCTTTTCCTTCCCTTTGTCGTCATATTCCAAAGGAATAATCCCTTCGTCAGTCCATGCACCGCCGCTTAAAGACACCACGTTATGCCCCCAATCCACAAAAGCGTTTAAAGTAGCTACCCCAATACCTACCGTATCTACCCCTATGCAATCGTCCATTATCATATAGTCGTCTATCTTGCCCGTAGGCATCTTGATATAGCCTTTTTCCATTAGGTCCGCATCTGCCATAAAGAGATTATAAGCTAAATGCGTAGCATTATTACATTCAAACTCATCAAGCCTTACAAGTTCGTTGGATTCAAAGAACGTCACCGCAGCCTTATCTCTATTTTCACTTTGTGCCACGTCCACCCCACAACCATTATAGCCTTCACCGTCCTTTGGAACATTCCCAAATGAATCACTATGAATGTCCGCATAGTCCACCCAAGAAGCCCTTATCAATGAGTTTTCGTCGTCCTTTGGGGTCATTCCACGGACACGAGATTGAAATAAAGCCGAATCTTCGCCATATTCTACCCTTCGTCTTTCAATAGAACCCCGAGTGACCGCCCCAGCGTACAACTCTTTTCCTAATACCACGTTTGGGTAGTCATAAGCAGAGATACGGAAATCATGGACGTTTGGAAGTAAGGAAAACTTATGAAGTTCGTCCGTTTCGCTATCGGGATTCCCCAAAGCGAATATGAGATTATTTTCGCCCGTACAAGTGTTCTTGAAAGCCGTCACAACTGCGCTATTCATACCCGCCATTTCTTCACAGATGAATAACATATTCTTTCTATGAAAACCCTGCGCTTTTGTAGCGGATTCCTCGTCAGCACCTACACCCGCCACGAAGCCTATCATTTGATGCGTCTCCCGAAAGGGTGAATCTTCATTCAATCCTTCCATCTTGATAGAAAGCTTCGTTTGGTACATATAAGGACGGACTTCTTTCATCTTGTCCTTAATCTTTGATATTTCCCCCCAAAGGTTCAAAGTCAATTGAGATTCCTTCGGTGCGCTTGTCACCACTAAAGCATCTTCAAAGCAGTCTAAGAACCAAAAGGCTACCCGAGCAGCCGAGAAAGTCTTAGAAGTTCCCGTAGCAGCTTGTAAGGAAGCCCATTGCTTTTTGGCAAGGCAATTCCAAGCCCCCCAAATAGGGTCTTTAGAGCCATCCCATTTATGATTTTCATAACCTTCATGTAAAGACCATTTGTAGAATTTAGGGTCTTCCCCTAAGACATCTTGCGCCCAAGCAAGCGGGTTCTTTTGATATACAAGATATTGCTTTCTCCTAAAGGCTTCCCTAAGTACCAATTCCGCTTCTAATTCTTCTTCTTCCATTTATCTAAATAATTTATTACTTTTGGTATAAATTAGCTTATAAATGGATAAATCAAACAGCATAATTAATTTTCAAGAAGCGTCTATTCGCAAGGTATGGCATGAAGGAGAATGGTTCTTTTCGGTAGTAGATGTTATTGAAGTCTTGACCGATAGCCCGAATCCTTCAAGGTATTGGAACAACCTAAAGAGCCGCGATAGTGAACTTTCCCCTAATTGGGTAAAGTTGAAATTCTTAGCCCAAGACGGTAAAATGCGCCCCACGGATTGCGCCCCCAGCGAAGGCATCCTAAGAATCATTATGTCTATCCCTTCGCCTAAAGCAGAACCCTTCAAGCTGTGGCTTGCCGAAGTAGGAAAAGAACGCCTTGACGAAGCCAGCGAACCCGAAATAGCTATTGACCGCTTACGTAGAATCTATGAAGTCAAAGGCTATCCCCAAGAGTGGATAGAGAGCCGCCTAAAAGCAATTGGCATCCGTAAAGAACTTACCGACGAATGGCAAAGAAGGGGAATTAAGGAGGATAAAGAATATTCCATATTAACTGCCACCGTAGCCAAGTACACTTTTGGCATGACCCCAAGCGAACACAAGGCTTTTAAGGGGATTGAAAAAGAAAACCTACGTGACCACATGACTAATCTTGAATTGGTCTTTTCCATGCTTTCCGAGGAACTTACCCGCAACAAGTCTATTGAACAAAACGCCATAGGCTTTCAAGAAAACCACGAAGCAGCCATAGAAGGGGGAAGCCTTACAAAGGAGTTAATAGAAAGGGTAGAAGCGAAGGGAACGAAGGTGGTTTCCAATGAGAACTTCAAGCGGTTATTGAAAGAATAAAAAAGCCTACCCAAGAGCCACTCTTACAATTTCTTCAAACGATTTTAAATCCATGTTCCCTTAGTGTGTCAAGGGAAGTTCGGGTAAAGCTTTCAGCCCAAAAAGCCGTTGTGCCGGGCAAGTCAAATTTAGTTTCTTCGGTAGCCCAAATTGGACTACCATAGACTTCGTTAGACTTTTTCCTAACTTCCATCCCGTAGAGCATTATAAGCCTTTCAAATATCTCGGAAGGCTTGCTGTCCTTTGCAAAAGGCGGCTTGAAGCCGTACCTTTCACAACCTTTTAAGCTATTTATAATAATCTTCCCTTTACTTACAAGAGCAATTCGGGTATAGACGTTGTGGTGTTGAATAAATCCAAGCGATAGCTTTAGCCTTTTAGGACTCCACTCAGTATTCATTGAGGATTCTTTTTCGATTGTCCGTTGTTTTACAAGCCGTTTAATGGTATTTTTACTTGGATTTCTCATTGGCGATATTTTGAATGTTTAAATAATTCTTAGCAATCTTTTGAAATAGAACAATAGACGGAGCGTCTTCTATTCCTATTCGTGCCACAAGCACCTCGACGCACTTTTCAATAGACCCGTCATAGGTTATTGAGTTTTCTTTGAGAAACGTCTCAAAAGCGTCTCTTTGTTCAATGGTATCAAAATACATAAGGGGGTCGCCCTCGCTATTGCTAATTGATTCTGATTCCCAAATGTAGTCCGCACTGAGGGGGTCGGAAATGATTATGCCGTGGGTATATCCGCCTTTGCAAATGGTGCAATCACAGCCTACGTGGTTGCGATATACGCGTTGTCCGATGCGGTCTATAAACCATTGTTTTCTATTGCTCATCTTTTGAAAATTAAATACAAAATAAACCAAATCGGTAAACTATAAAGCAATGAGTTTAGAAAGCCTTTCAATAATCCTTTCCGAATTATCATTGTTATAGCATTTTAGGTAATTCAAAAATTTAAAAAGGATTCCAGTCTTAAAGCGTCCTAAAAGACCGCTTGTCAATTCAAGCACCATTTGAGCATCGTTGATAGGCTTTGGAAACACTTTCTTTTATAGCCCTACCAAATATTCTTCAATTTCTTCAAAGGTGCAATCCGCAGCTATCATATTCAAGACTTCGTCACGGAGTTCATCGTGATACTTTTGGGTAGCCAATAAGTCGTCTATGACTTCTTGCCGAGACCTGGAGATGTTCATAACAGATTTCAAGCGAGCCGTCAAGAAAAATACATAAGCTACAAGGATAGTCGCAAAGACTAATAAAAAGACTTCCATAGGACTTTTGATTTTCGTTAAATGATTCCACAAATATACAAAATCCCCTAAAAAATATATAATAATTTTTCAAAAGCTTCAAATAGTCATAGGGGGTAGGGGTCTTATTGAGAGCGCATTGAGAGTGTTCCCGAAGCCTTGCAAGAGATGTCGGAAGGCTGAAAGAAGTCTGAAAAAAAGGCGGGGAGGTTGCAAGCAAGCTGAAAGACACATAAAGACTTTCTTAATATAATGATTCTTGAAAGAATTGGCGGAGTACATGAAAGGTGGCAGCCCTCCCCCCACCCTCAAAAGTCGATTAGGGGGGGCTTCGCAGCCCGTCCAACCTCTTAAACACACCTAAAGACTTTAGTCCTTACAAGTCAGCTATCACGGTTCTTTGGTAGTCTTTATGAGTCTTTGGTAGGCTGTTATAAATCTTTGATAGACTTTTGAAAGACTTTCAAGGGGTGTGTATTGATGCCATAAACTTTATTTAATTCTTATACACTTATATTATTAATTGGCATAGTTTATGCAAGTATATAGATGTTCCAATGTTGGAACGCTTAACGAAAATTCTACTATGATTAATCTATCATCTATCAAAAGCCTTTTAATTACTTTCATTCTTTCATCTTGCATTGTTGCCTTAAGCTATGCACAAACTACCCCAGTACGTTCCCAACACTTTAAAGCAAAGGAAAGTATTAGCACTTTCAAGGAACTAAGGGGAAAGACTTTTATAAAGTCTTATGACTTGGAATTAAAAGAGACTTCATGTATCTATGTAGGTGTTACCGCTTATTGGTTTCTTGATGCTACCATGTACGAAGTTAGCCCGTGCAAATTTGTGGCATACTTAGATAGTAATGAGGAAGGATTTTATAAGGTAGAAATACTAAAGGATTCTAAAGGTGGCATTAAAAGTATTACTATGTTCACGGCAAAGGATATATTTATTACTTACAAATAATAATACAATTATATCTTTTTGGCATAGTTATTGCACTATATAGATAATGGGTTATTGAAAGAAATAACCCATTAAAAAAAAGATTAAAAATAATTATACATTTGTATTAATAAATTTGGTAGTGTCATTTAAATAGCATATCTTTGTATCATCAAAAGCGGTTAACGCTACATTTAAAAAATCTTTTAACAATCAATTAAATTTTAACGAAAATGAAAAATTCTATCGTATCTCCAGCAACAACAACAACAAACAACGCCTCTAAAACTTCAAAGGTGTCATTCGCTGACCGCCTTTTAATGGGTGAGGACATTGAGACAATTATCGAAGCTAACCAAGATTTGACGGTTGACTATTCAGAAGACTTACCAACGGCTGAAACACCTTTGCAACCTATTGAAAGCGCAACGGAGCGTGCTGAAAAAGTCACTCAAAAGTCTCGCCTAAAGGCTATTTTTGAAGACTACCAAACGAGAGAAATTCCAAAAGAGGAATGGGTGAGAAAAGCTACAAAAGACTTTCCAGAGTTCTTGAAAGACCGTATTTCAAAGGAGTTCCGTTATTTCAACGGTGCAGAAAGACCTACATACAATTCTGAAACGATTGTTTCACGTACTACTTTAACGGTTGAACAAGCCACGGAAAAAGCTAATGAGATGAACGAAAAAGCTGCCATTGATGCGGAGCGCATCATAAGCGAAGCCACCGCAAAAGCGGAAAAGCTGATTAGTGACACGTTCACACGTGCAAACAACTTTGTAGAACTTGCAAAAAGCAATGCGGAGCGGAAGGCTGAAATGGAAGCAAAAATCGCTGCCCAAAGCGTTAAGAAAGCGGGAGAAGTTCTTAAGACTTTAGAAAGCATTGACACGTCTAAAGTAGAATTAACGCCCGAGATGCGTGAAATGATGTTAAGAATGTTGGGTATGAGTGCAACTGTGTAGTGTTTGTAAATGGTTATATATGAGCGGTGTATCTTTTATAGATGCACCGCTTTCTCTATTTATAGAAAGACGATTAAAGAATCGTTTTTAGTGCTGTTTTTGCTTAAAGTACCCATGTGTAAAACATGGGTACTTTTTTATTTTGTGGTATCCATCAACAATAACAGCCTTTTAATCCTATGGAAGACTAAAAATCAACCTTTGATATAAGCCAAAAAGATTTTCATAAAGCCTATTGATAGACTTTCTAAAATAGTTCCTTATATCGCTTTAAAATGCCTTATTGATTCACTTGTGTACCTATACCGTACCATTGAAAGAATAAGGAACTATAAAGAAAGGAACAAGCCTTTTTAAAGCGTTTTAAGCCTACCTTTTGTACTTCCTATGTACTTATATAGGACTTTCAAAAGAACGCCTTAAAGCGTGTTTAGGCTTTTGAAAGTGATGGGTAAAGGCATGGGTATTGATAGGGTATTGAATAGACTTTAAAAGGCTTTAGGACGATTTAAACCGTTCTTTATAGGTTGCACCCGATACCATTAAAAGGCACTTGCAACCGTTCAAAACCATTTGCACCGCTAACCACTAAAAACCATTTGCATCTACTAAGAATTTATTTTTAAGAATATATAAAATAAATTTGGAAGTATGAAATAACATTAATACATTTGTATCATTATTAAAGCAATCATAAGAATTTAACGAAAATGAAAATCTCCTATCCTCGCTCCTTGATAGTCTCCTTTGCCCACCTTTGGGCTAAAAAGCACGGTGTTTCTTTCGGAGAAGCCCAAAAGCTTTCATGGGCTGCTTGGAAGTGCAACAAGCTTGCGGAACTCATGGAAGACTTCTTGGTGGACTTTGAGTACTTGAAAAAAGACGGAGTCACGCTCCGCAAAGCTTCGGGAACGCTTGCAAAGGACTACGTAAAGCTGACCGAGCGCAAGGCGTCTGACAAAGTCTTTTGCTACTTTGATGTGGAAGCTGGGAAACTTCGTTCGTTCCTTAGAAGTAATTTGAAAAGCATTAAGGCTGTCAAGCCTATCAATATTTTAGTAACAATCTAATAAATTTAACTTATGGAATACGCTATATTTACAATCACTGAAACGAGATGGGGAGTAGTAAAAGAAAAAGAAATTGGTAATTCTGAAAACTTCTTAAAATTTAAACAAAAGCACTTGCAAGACTGGGCAAAGAATCTCATAAGTCATGGGATTCAAGTAGAATGGCTGCTAAACACAAAAAACGCCTTTGGTTATCACAACGATAACGGAGAACAAACTTTTATCGTTTTGGCAAAACGATGGAAAATGTCATATATGCTCAAAGACGATGTAAATAAGTCTTTGCAAGCACTTGGTAAAGATTATAATTTCATAAAATTCGTGTAATAACAATCTAATAAATTTTAACGAAGATGAAAAAATCAATCCAACGCCCTGCTGGGCTTACAGAAGAGATGGTAAAGGCTGCGGAAGGGGTCTTTGTCTCAATGGCTTATGTTCAAGCTATCAGACCCACCGTAGAAGCCTACAAAGCTGAGGTCTTTGCAAAGTTTGACTTCTTCCCTGCGGAGAAAACATCAGAGCGCATGATGCCCGATTTAAAGCCTAATGGCGCAATTCTCCATGAAAAGGACAACTACCTTGCAATGACTGACGGAAACGACTCAAAGACGCTTGCACCATATTGGGAAGCCTTGCATGAACGTCATTTGTCAGAAGGCTTTGAAGTAGTCCGTGAGAAAGGCGTTGGGTATTGCCCTTTGCTTATAGCGGAACACGAAGAGGTTAAAAGCCGCTGGGCTTTGGAAAAGGCTTTTGAGCCTATCCACAAACTTTCAGACGTTCCTTATTCAAAGACCAAGCAGCTTCAAGAACTTTGCCTAAAGCTTGCTGCGCCTTTCGTGCGGTCCACAGAAGAACTTATGGCAGAGGTCAAAGCCGCTTAAAAGCACTCGCAACCATTAACGAAAATTCTATAATCCAAGCAGCCTTCTCGGGGGCTGCTTACAATCTTCCATAAAATGAAAGGTCTTATCGTTTGGATATATTCAACGCCCCTTACGGAAAATTGCGGTTCTGACCGCTCAAGCATCAAAGGCTACACTCTTACGGGTAACGGTCTTCCCGAAGTCTTCACACCGTCCGAAGACTACCCCGAAGCTGTCTTAGTCAAGCGTAACCTTTTTGGCAGAGTAGTTTATCATGCCGTTCCAAAGGACTTGTATGATGCTGGCAAATGGACTATGAACGGAGGGGCTTTCGTGGCATCTTCTGACAGCCGCTTTGGCGAAGCTATCGGAGGAATGTATGGCGCAATCCCTTTGCATGACCGTACAGAAAACTAATCAATAATTCATCAACTCTTAAATTAATCAAAATGTATATAGTCACTTTCATTCAGTCCGATAGCAACAACGTAGATTCAAACCTTTGCAGCACTCCGAAAGAAGTCTTTAAGCTGATTGAAAACTTCTTTCAAGAGAGCCGATTAACAGGCTTGGAAGAACTACCAACGGTAGAAGACCCCGAAGTCATAGGAGACTATCTGTCAATAGGCGTAGGCTGCTACACAACGATTCACATTCAAAAGCTAAACGCTTACAGCTACGACCAACTTCTAATGATAGATAGGAGAATTGGAAACTACTTAGATAACCAAGAAACCCCACTTGCACCCCAAGAACCCCTAAAGCCTTTCGTGGTAGCTGCTACGCTTCCCGATTATTCGCAAGTAGTCTTGGGGAGATTCGATAACGAATCAGACCAAAAGATGTTTGAAATGAATTGTAGCATCTACAGCTACGAAGAATGTAAGTGCGGAGTGTGCGGGAAAGTCTTAGGAGAAGACGATGAAGTGTACACGGACTATTACAGCCCCGCTTTGCTCTGCGATAGCCATTCCCGATTCAATGAAGAAACAGATATGTACGAAGCTACTGAGGGGGACTTAGAGTATCGCAAGAGAACCGTCAAAGTAGTCTTGGAAGATGGCGACAGCTACGAAACGCCTATCTACGGAACAAAGAAAATAGTTGAAGACTACTTTGCAATAGGCAGCACCCTAAACATGGGGACTTCCGAAGACCGCATGGTAGCTATCAAAGAACTCATATTTTTAAGTTAAATTTTAGATTGTTAATTTAGTTAAAAGCCGTTGCACTCACCAAGAGACGCAACGGCTTTTTTGTTTTTCCAAATATTATTTTGTCAGTCTTCCAAGATTCCCCCAAAGGTGTGCTTTCGTCACCCGTGTAGTACACCCCTAAACTTCCAAAAGTCTCCTAATGGCTTGTAAGAGCCAAATATTATTGGGTTTCCACCCAATTCCCTTCCAAGTCTCTTCCAGTCATACCTAAGCACTCCACAAACTTACAATTAACAAACTTTGTAGTAGCCTTTGCAAAGTCCTTAAACTCGCAATCCACAAACACACAGTCCTTGTATTCATTCAGCCCCTTAGTCGTTTCTAATAGCTTTATCTTGCATCCTACAAATTCACACCGATAAACCGTGATATTGTCATGGAAGCTAACTTTAGACTTTATAAGCCTACAAAAGTGCAAATTTTCACACTTCACCGCTACCCTTATGAAAAAGCAATCTATTACAAAAGCTTTTTCATTCA